GGCTCGGATTGCGTTTTATGTACGGCGTCTTTCGGTAAAAGCAGGCGAATACGGGCTGCTGCCATGTTTGCCATGCCCTCTAAGAAGTCGTCAGCCTGCTCTCCACCGTGTCTGAGCTGGTGAATAAGCTCTCCCACAGTAATCCCCCAGTCGTGTATCTCGGCCTCGGGGCTGAATTTGCTGCGTTTGATGCGGTCTGCCATCTGATTGCGGGTTCGGTCCATGCCGAATACTAAGTGATGTGGTACTGGTGAGCCATGAATTTCGCGAGTAAACAGCCATCCCGTGCTAATATCCCGCGCCAACCGCCACAGGAGACAAGATGAGCGACTGCGAACACTGCAAATGCAAGGTGCTGGAGGCTAAAATCCAGGGTCTGGAGCGCCTGCAAGACGCCGAACAGGACCGATTGACGTCTTTGACCGAGGTAATCGACAACAGCATCAACATCACGAGCCGCAATTTTCTCGATATACAGGACGATATGGGCTGGGTTTTCCGCTGGCTTATCTTTTTGAGCGGGTTATCACTACTCGGACTGTGGCTCTGAGTCGTACATTTCTACCAAACACTCGAAAAGACGCTCTGCATCCTCTGCGCCCACCAGGAATTCGCCCCTGCCCAGGTTCAACGCGACCCAATTAACCCCCGCAATTCGAGCTGATATGGCGTCAAAGCCCATCTCTTTGCTGCGGCAAAAGCGGTCTCGGCGTGTTCTAGGGCGTTTCGGCCCCCATTCGCTGGATGAGACCATAATCCGCTTCCCGCTGCGAGGGCCAGTTCGCTCCATTCCGTGCTCGGTATAGCCGCAATCCTTGCAGGTCCGGGGGAAATCCTCCCATTTGCGGTTGAAACGGTGTCTCATGCCGCTCGGACGGTAGCAGATTTGCGTATTCTGCGAAGAAAGTTCAGCCGATTTCGGCCTAATTCCGGCTTTTCCCACTGATATCAAAGTCTTACAGACTTAAAGAAAAATGGCTTATAGGGACCGGTATTGCAAACACCCGCACAATGAGAGAGCATCCCGCCGGGCCAGTTCGTGAGACCTGCGGCCCGCCGCTCTTTAAGTCCAACGCACACATGGAGGAGACATGAAAAGCAAGGCATGGATGACAGGACTGAAGCATTGGCGATGGATGCCGGGGATGCTAGACGCGGAGACAGGGCTCAGAGTGGTAAAAGCCGGGACGGATAAAGACCCGCGAGTTGGCTTAGGAAGCCTAAACGACTTTATCCTGTACTACCCAGACATGCTCAAGGGCCATTACCCGGACCTGAGCGACCCCGCAACGCTGGGTTGCCTGCTGGCGCTGGCACGAGAGGCATGGGGCGACCCAAGGCTTTGCGTTTCTACGAGGAAAGACGACTTGCCTGGGTTTAGAGTTGGAGAAATAGGCACATGGTGGGACTCGGAAGGATCGGCGCTGTTGGCCTCAATAGAAGCAGCAGACTGTGACGACTGATACAAATGCACCCCATCTGGCGCTGAGTGCACACCCTTTGTCCCCCAATATGGGTACCACTGAGAGAGAGTAGGGTTTGAAAAGGTCAAAACTAACAGCGAAGCCGGTCGGCCTTAAACAGGCAAATGAAATCGTATCAAAGCTTCACAGGGCATCACAGGCCCACAAGGGGCTGCAAGTTTTGCATTGCGTGTGTAGACGAAAATGGTGACATGGTTGGAGTTGCCATAACCGGCAGGCCAATCGCTAGGCGACTTGACGACGGCTACACGCTTGAGGTCTTACGAGTTGCCACTGACGGAACAGCAAACGCATGCAGTTTTTTACTAGGCAGGGCAGCTAGAGCCGCGAAGGCGATTGGGTACAAAAGAATACTTACCTACACGCTAATAACAGAACCAGGCAGTAGTCTGCGAGGCGCAGGGTGGACGCACACGGCAACATCTCCAGGCGGCAGTTGGAACCAGCCTGGAAGGCCGCGCCAGACAGGGCTTTTTCCAGAGTGCGAAAAAAAACGCTGGGAACTAGACCTTTAGCCCCCCCAATATGGGTACCCTTCAGAAAAACAGGCACCCCATATTTACAGGTTCCCCAAAATATGATACGCAAGGAGCCGTGAAACGGCCTCCCTCGTTTCCTCCCCCCTGAGAACCCCCCTCCTTCCTAATCACCCTCCGTTTGCAAAACACGCAAACCCCAACCCGAAAGCCCATACGTGTATCTATCCCCTGTTGGGGTCTAAATAACGCCTGGGGTCTGCGCAATCATCTCAACCGGGGAAAACATGGTTCCACCAAAGATCCGTATAATCACCGACGACATAACGCTCACTGAGCTGGTCGTCTACCCATCTCCAAACAACACAGTCAAGATAGCCATCCACGGCGAGCCGCTAGGCCAATGGGGCTCAGAATACAGCATGGTCGCCACGCTCCGAGAGGACCAGGCCGAGCTGCTGATCAAGGCAATACGGGAAATTCAGATTTTGTAGCGCGGTGGCCCGCATTCGCTAGGGATAATGGGGACCCCAGAGCTCGGTCGAAGGTCACCCCCCCCCTGGGGGGAGCTGGGCCGGGGGGTCCTCGAGAACATGCCTGAACGTGCGTACAGTGCGCAGAGGTCGACGGTAAAGGGGTATGGTGGGGGGGACACCCCTTCGAGAGTCCCCTAATATCCAATATCGGACGCAGAGAATCACGGCCTAGGCTTGGCAAGCTCCGCAGATATTGCGCCACTATGTCACACCATAGCGGACCCGATATCGCGAGCGACTAGAGAGGAGAGAGCGAAGAAACGGACAAAATCCACCCCATCACCAGCATATGGTAGAACGTGTTTCGGCATTTCGAGCCCGATTTCTTCAATGATTTCAACACCAAAAAAAAGTTGTCAACCACGGTTGACCGCATATGGGTCCGCATGCTATGGGTGGTCTCACACACACACACACAACGGAGAAACGACATGCAAGCACACTACCTAATCAACCGAACCACTTCACGTCTCGACGGCTCCGATCTAGCTGTCATCGCTCAGATTGGCGGAAACTCGAAAACCAACCGCGTGGTCACGCTCTGGGTGATGCCTGCGGAAATGGTAGGTCAGACGTTCAAGCCTGCCGAGTACATCCAAGCCATGAAAGGCGGAGCCATTGACAGCGTATGTCCAAAGGCATGCGAGCATCGCTCGGAAGGGAAAACCAAGTGTTACATCCAGCACAACGTACGTGCCGCCAGCAGTGCGACCGCTGCGCTACGCAATGGCGTGATCGAGATGCCATTTCCAAAGGTTCTAGAGATCGCATCATTGCTCGGGATAACCAAGGTTCGCAGCGTGGGCGCAGGGGATGCGGCTGCGCTTCCATCAGATGCTTGGATGCTCATTGAGGCGGCTGTCTTTTGCCATCGCGCTAACGGTCACGACATGGACATCATCGGCTATACCGCCGGATGGCGTAACACGCCATGGCTCAAGAATACCCATATGGCAAGCGTGACCAATGAAGCCGACGCACTACAGGCCCAGTCCCGCGGCTGGCGAGTGTTCTACAGCATTGCACCGCAGGACGATCCACAGATGCCGGAAGGCTTCAAGCTGTGCCCAGCCTCCAAGGAATTCGAGACCAAGACCGGAAACCGGCTGTCATGCTCGGAGTGCGGTCTGTGCAATGGAGCACAATCCAACCGCGACAGCATCGCCATACCTCGACATGGAAACGGGGACCGGTCCGCATGGTCGGCCCGTGGCCGTCGTGGCCAGACGCTACGGAACGCCAGCGGTCGCACCGTCGGGCTCTTCGTATAAGAACACACACACACACACTAACGGGCCCGAATTGGGCCCAATGGAGAGCTAACATCATGTTCACACTTTACGCACTACACGCGCTTCTGACGTCCGTTTTCGTACTCGCTCACATCGGAGAGCAATCCCCCAAGCTTTAACGGCTGACGATGGGCCCGAGTTGTCAACGCTCGGGTCTATCTGCGGACCTTTAAAGGCCGGCAACAACTCACACAACGGAGAAAACTAGAAATGAATAACAAGCTAATGAACGCGATCACATTCGAGCCATCAACGCCAGACTGCACTACTGAATGGAAAGGTGAAGTGGTGGCGAACTACTGGGGACGCCCAGCACGCGAAACATCAATCAAGATCTACAATGCCCACGTTGGCTACATCGTGGAGAACCTACAGACCGCGCAGGAATGGGACAACCCCGAGCCATATGTCGATCGCTTCGAGGTCCATATTGATCACATGCACGATCCCAAGAAATACGCCACACACTACGCCAGCACCTACCAGGAGGCGGTTAACTTTGCACGAGAGGCCCTAGGGTTTCCAATCGACGAAGCTTCACAGGCAATGGAAGCCATAGCGCCCGAGGGGGACCACGACCGCGCACTTCACCAGCAGAGAAAACAGATCGCTGGATGGACGCTAGAGAATGGCGTTCTCTCTACTGTCCACACGCCCGGAAATTGCACCCGGTACGACTTGCAGATGTCCCCGGTAGCATCGCAATTCGCGACAGATTCCGACCAGTACGAACTAACGCTTAGAAATTGGAAGGGCCGACCTACCATGCTGGTAAACCTGAAGTACGAGATGTACCCCGAGACCATCTCGGAACACCTGCGGATCAACATGGCCGACGCAAAGCCCGTACGCGACGCCTACAACGCACTAGTCGAGCACTACGCACAGAACCCGGACGGGCTACCAAGTGTGCAAGCGTTAGAGGATGCACGCCATCTAGGATGGGATTTGGCCGACATAGCAGTAGAATTCCAACGAATGATCGCATTTCTGGCGCTACACGACGGCAACGGTTGTCAAGATGACGAGGGCCCCGCTGCGGATGTGGTCATTGAAGACCCGGCCAGAGCCTTACAGAACGCACGGATCGAGTTAAACAGGCTCAAGATGATCATCCGAGACCAGCGACAAGTAATCCGAGACTTGGAGGGCAAATAGCCATGATTGAACGATACGAGTACCACGATTTTCAAGACAGGCACCATCGACGCCAGCGACGAGAGCAACGGATCGAATTCTGGTCTGGCGTGCTGCTGTTCCCGCTGATGTACGTGTTGATCGTGCTGATCGCATCACTGCCGGACTAACTAGAGATTGACAGACTGAATAACACACTAGGAGTAGACTGATGACTGACACGATTACCCTTGATTTCTACTGCGACTGCCCATCGAGCTCCTCTGACGGCGATGGATTCTGCATTGCCTGTCCGGGTGCGAAGCTTAACGCAGCATTTGAGGCAGAATGCGACGCTGTGCACGAGTGGTGCATGCAGCACAACATCCAATACGACGATCTGACGGCCTGTCATGCGCACGATTTGTATCAAGCAATTAACGAGCATGACACAAGCGACCTAACGATCGTCAAGCAATGGCGTGAGGTCGATGGCGACTGGAAGTGCCAAATACTCGCGAGTCACCCCGGATCGGGCTGGCGTGCGGTAGTCAGCGCAGATGACGAGTTTGCAGTCGTCAAAGGCTGGTACAAAGTCGAGCGCGAGTGGCGGTGCCACGTACTAGTGAGCCATCCAGGCTCGGGCTGGCGTGAGATGGATGGTAGCTGGACGCAGGTACCCGAGGTCGTGTGCGTCCGATACGAGGAGCACCACACCGGAGAACTTGCATGCGTGGGGCTGCACGCGAACTGTCGTAGCTACCGTTACGGCGAACAACCCGAGAGCCACGAGCAGGCGCGACGATGGGTGTTAGACGACTTGGTCGAGGCCTACGAGTGGGTAGTCCAGACAGAGGGGTTAGCCTAGTCAGTAGCTGTTTATGCTTCCGAGTTGAGGACTCGGGGGCATATGCCGCCCACTGACGGACGGATAACACATGGAGAAAAGCAATGGACAAAAGAACAGCAATCGAAATTCGCGAAGAGATAGACAGCTTCATCGGGCACCTCGCAACCGAGTACGGGCTGTGCCCTAAGATAAGCAACGGCACCCTTGGAGATGACTACCTCGCGCTCACCATCAAGATGGAGCAGATGGTCGAGGTAGACAGGCCGCAAACGGTGGTCAAACGCGACCCCGAAACAGGCAAGGCCTCCATCGTCACCCTCGAAGGGGTGCGCATGATGGTCCCCAGCAGTTTCCTACGGGACGGTGCCAAGTTTTGCATAGATGAGCGCGACTTTCACCGCAAGCTGACCATACATGGCGAGGACTACCTAGTAACCGGCATAAATTCACGGGCTAAAAAGCTGCCAGTCGTCATCGAACGGGTCAGCGATGGCGAGGAGTTCAAAACCACGGTACGCATGGTGTTATCAGCGCGGCACATGGACTAGCAATGACAGCATACTACAACGAAATAGAACCTTACGCAGCGCAATGGCTCCGCAACCTTGAAGGGGCGGGGCACATTGCCGCTGGCACCATCGACCACCGCGACATTCGCGACGTAACACCGGAGGATATCGGACATGGCCAAGCACACTTCTTCGCAGGCATCGGCGCGTGGTCTCACGCACTGCGACTCGCCGGAGTACCCGACAACGCAAGCATCTGGACCGGCTCGGCACCCTGCCAACCATTCAGTACGGCAGGAAAACGCAAAGGTACAGACGACGAGCGCCACTTGTGGCCAACATGGTACGCACTCATCGCGAAGTGCCGCCCTGCAATCGTCTTTGGAGAGCAAGTTGCGAGCCCTGACGGACGGCGCTGGTTCGACACTGTACGCGCTCAAATGGAAACACTGGGATATGCCGTCGGGGCTGCCGATATGTGCGCTGCGGGCCTCGGTGCGCCGCACATCCGACAGCGCCTCTTTTGGGTGGCCGTCGCCAGTGAAGAACGACTCGAAGGGCTCCGCGTACAGCTACAGCAGGGGCGACAAGACAAAGCCGCCCAGCTTGAAGCTGCTCGGGGTGGCTCGGCTGGTAGCGTGGGGCACGCCGACAGCACAGGAGTTCGGCGGGAGCCCAGAGGCAGCGCTCAAACGCAAGGAACGATACCCGTGCGGACAGTCGGTGACCCTGCTGTCTCATCAGGTCAAGCTTGTGGGCTGGGTGACGCCAACGAAACGCGACCACAAGGACACGCCGGGAATGGCGACCCATCGGGCAAACGGAGTGCCGAGGGACGACCAGCTACCACGGCAGGTTTTTGGAGTGATTGCGAGTGGGTGCCTTGCCGAAACCCACGAGACCCCAACCAAACCGATTTCAGGCCAGTTGAACCCGGCACACTCCCGCTGGCTGATGGGATTACCAACCGAGTGGGACGACTGCGCGCCTACGGGAACGCCATCGTCCCTCAAGTAGCCGCAGCATTTATCAAAGCGACACTGCAAACACTAGACATGGAGGTGTGATATGAGCGGATTCTGTAGAAGCCACCTAACAATGATGAGAACCTCGTACAGGCCCAGCCGATACAGCATCGGCGACAGTTCAGAGCACCCCAGCTACTGGGATGACGACGAGCGCTACGAGCCCACATTAGACCACTTAGAGGACAGCGGGTACGAGTTCGACCAGGACAGCGGGGAGTGGTGCAAGCTACTGAGCTCAGCACAGCGAACTTGCAAACGCGACCACAAAAACGGTCGAGTCAAGGCCGGACAGCGCTACCTCGAGCACCGCTACCTGTACATCATTGACAACCCAGACTCGGAGCACCACCGCAGCAGCCGCCGGGAGCGCAAGGTCACCGTATTGTGCGACAAGTGCGACAGCCCGGAGTGGTACTGCAAACGCCACCCGCAGACATGCGTAGACAAGCAGGCTGCGTCCTGATAACCTGACAAAACACACAGGAGAACGACATGATAGCTAAGAACGCCACCCGCAGATTTCGCGCTGCGATGGTTGGCACATACATCGACAAGTGTGGGAAGTACACGCAGCCAAAGCCGTGTAAGACCATAAGCGAGGCCACTGGCGTGTCCAGACAGGCCGTTCACAAGTGGTTCAAGGCATTTCGAGCAGGAGACACGCCAAGGATATCTGAGGCCTGCCTTAGAGACCTTGAAGAGTTCGCATCCACAGGCAAAAAACGCGAGCGCAGGGTCACAAGCGATGAGCCTAACTGGTTGCCGCCGTTGAAGCACAACGAAAACATCTTCGACCACCTTCCTGACAGCGCAGTCGGCTGGATGGTGTGGTGGAACGAGCGTGCGTTCGACAGCAATAAAACGCCAATGGTTGGCCAGTTCGGGGTGTACGACCGCTCTGACTACGAGGGCTCAGATTCAAGAAAGTTCAGGTTGTGGCCTCTAATACAGAGATGGACCCCGATAGTGCCACCACCACTCAACCCAGAGATGGAGAAGCTAAATGAAGAGCGTAGAACTAACACAGACAGCCTGTAGCAAGCGAATCCAGATACAGGAGCTTCAGAGAGACTGGCTAAGTCAAAAGAAACCCGAAACGGTGCGTGCGTACCGTCAAGACCTCGAAAGTCTGGCGGCGTGGGCTCCAGACGCCGTCGAAAGTATCGTTACAGCCGATACCGGGACCGCAAACCGGGTTGTAGCTCGCTATAAGGCGCACATGATTGACTCTGGCCTCGCTCCAGCCACTATAAACCGCCGACTGGCCGCTGTTCGCAGCCTTGTGAAGCTCGGCAAGCTGTTCGGGCTGTGCCAACACGACATCAGCATCACAAATGTGCGCTCGCAGGCCTACCGAGACACCCGTGGGCCGGGTCGAGACGCTGTGGTGCGGATGGTAGACGCAGCGAGCCACCCTCGGGACCGCGCACTGCTAGTTCTGCTGTACAATAACGCCTTACGTCGTGGTGAGGCGGTCGCAATGGACATCGGAGACGTAGACTTCGACCGCCAGACCATCACAATCACCGGGAAAGGCCACCGTGAGCCAGTCCAGCTCACTGTCAGCTCACAAACTTTGAACGCGCTGATGAATTGGGTCCGATGTCACCCAAATCCAGTGGTAAACGCACCACTGTTCGTATCGCTAGACAATCGGTCGTGCGGCAAGCGACTGACCGGGCGAAGCGCAGCTAGAATCGTGCGTTCTGCGGCCACAAAAGCAGGAACTTCAGCAACTCCCCACGGGTTGCGACATACGGCCATCACAGACGCTCTGGAAGCCACTGGTGGCGACGTCAGAGCCGTCAGAAAGTACAGCCGCCACGCAAAGCTAGATACCCTGCTAATATACGACGACTCCCGGCAAGATATGCACGGTGAGATAGCGAAAGTTATCAGTATTGGTTGACTACTGACCAACGAACGGTGATGATTCACCCGTTAGTTCTACGCGAGCATTCGCTCCGTGTGTGTGTGACCCTAGCTGCCCTGTCCGGGTGGCTAGGGTTTTTTATTACGCATTCAAAAGCTTTTCTTTAGCCTCAAGCTTCCGCTGGTACTCGGCCTTGTCCAGCATGATCCTCTCTACCACATCTGCCGGTGGCCACCCATCCGTCTTCATCGGCGGGATGCGCAGCTTCAAGTTCTCGTTGTATTCATACCTGGGGTTGATACGAAAACCGCTCGGGCCGTCATGGTCGTACTTCTTTGCGGTCGTGCGAGCTATCTTGACGCTTGATGCTGCATCCTCTCGGCTCATCCCACTAACACGCAGGTCAAAGTAGCGTGCAGCCTTATCGCAGCGCTCTTTTTCGCGTCGGAATGCCGGTGAACGCACGCTTTCCCCTGTTTTACGCTTCTCAGCCGCCTGTCGAGCCTCTTTTGGCACCTCTTTCAGCACCTGACGGGCTAATTCTTTCGCTTTTTCGTTAACTGCGGCCTCGTCTAGCTCAAGACCAGCCGCTCGCTGGCTCACTCCACCAAGAAACGATGGGTCTGCGGCCTTTTCAGCCCTCTGAGGCACATCGTCAGCAATCGAGGCCCAGAACGAATCCTCAACAGACTCCTCTTTTGTGGCAACCATCGGCGCAGCTCGCTCTATAAGTTCGCTGGCGACTTTCGAGAAGGCCGTGGCCAATTCCTTGGCCTCTCTTGCCCCTCCACCACGTATTTCTCGGAGAACCCGCAAGGCCATGCCCAGGTAAGCACTACGCTTGCGGTCTCCAGTGGTGTCGATGGCCGACAACTCGTCTGCGATGTAGTCCTCGAGCCCCTCGGGGGACATCTCGAGGAGTTCTTTCGCTTCTTTGTTCGCGTTCATTAGAACGGGATGTCATCGTCAGCGTATTTAGCCCGGTGAGCCTCGCCGGATGACTTAGGCCTAGCACCAGCGCCGCCGTTTTCCGGCCACTTCCACACATCGAGGCGAATGACCTTGATGTCTGTGGTCTTCTTTACCTCGCCGTCTCTGGTCGTGTACTCGCCGTACTCGATGCTACCCTCAACGAACACTCCGGCGCCCTTGGACATTCGCTCTGCGATAAAGTCAGCCGTTCGGCCAAATGCAACGCAGCGATGCCACTGGGTGCTCTCCTTCTTCTCTCCGTCGCGCCCCTTCCACGTCTCGGATGTGGCTAAGCTGAACTTTGCTAGTTTACCACTAGCCGTCTCTTTGACCTCCGGGTCTTGGCCGATGCGACCGGCCAGAAATACAACGTTCCTATTCATTTGTGCTCTCCTCTACTGTCCCGTCCCACTCTACGACTGGCTCTGACATCACGTCATCTATGGTCAGAGTATGCCCGTCTACCTTCTCTGCTATCAGCATCTCTGCATTCTTGGGCAGATACTTAGCAAGCCGTCGGATGCACGTCTTACCAGCCATCGACTCGTAGTGGTCCTTCCAAGGGCCGTACTTGCCCTTGCTCTGCGTTGACCGCATGACCGCATCCACTTGGGCCTTGCTCATAACCTCGACTATCGGGTCCATATCCTTGATGACAGCCGCACACCAGACGTGAGTCATCGGCGCGTCATTCATCGCTGGCTTGTGAACCACTGGGTTCTTGATATTGCCAAAGTCTACGTCGAAAGTGTCTCCCTCACGCACAATCCGAGGTGGGTGAATGACCACGCCTGCACGACGAGCCAGTTCGATGAGCCCCTCGTACCCGATTATCATCTGCACCTGATTTTTGAACGGAACGAGGTGTACTTGGCCAGTCCCAGGCTCCAGACCGAGCTGTGCTGACTGCATAATCGACCCAAGTAGCGATATCGGGTCGCACTGCATAAGCTTCGGCGTCCTGCGGAGCGTAGTGACAAGAATGCGTGCGTACCGGTCCCGGTTTTGCGCCAAGTGTGTAGGCAAGGCGGCCATAAGCTGGCCTTTCATCGCCTCGATTGCGCTGTAAGCATCCCGGTTCTGCAATGCTGCGACCGGGTTCGCTTTAGTGGTCAAGGAACTCATACTCTGTATCCTCCATGTGTGTGTTCAGCCATCTGTCTTTGATTACGCCGAGCGCGTCTCCCAAAAAGACCAACTCGACCAGTTTGAGCGCAATTCGCACGCTCTCTTCACCTTTCTCGACGATCAACCCAAAGCCGTCGCCATCTTCGACCAAACTGACCTCTCTCTCGGGTCCGCCCTGCCACCACGGCATCTCGTTCATGCCTTTATCTCCCGTACCTTCAGTGCGTTATTCTTTTGCCAGGTCGCGACCCAGGTAGAACCCGTATCAGGGTCTACAAGTCGAAGCGCCTTGCCCCGTCCGTAGAATCTGACCGATGCTTTGGTCAATTCTCTCTGGGCTTTGTACCCGTCGGCCAGCTTTGACCAGTAGTCGTAGAATCTGAGCGCCTTGAGCATCGTAGGCACAACCTGCGGAGGGCAGTGGACCTCTCCACCATCGTTTGGCCACTCGTCCTGGGCTGTCCGGCAGTCCTGAGGCAACTGAGGGGCCGGTGGGAGCTTCTTCTGGACGTAGTTCTCCCAAAAGTTGCCTACCATCTGCCTTGCATGGGCGATGTCGGCCTCATCTCGCCTCACAAGGTACATGTTTAGCTCAAGACCTCCGCTTCCACCGCCTAAAACGACCACATAGCACGTCTTACGGCCCGTAATTGACATGCCCCACTGCACTTGCCAGTAGGTATTGCGAGGGAACCGCCCTTCAGCGACGTCATCGCCTGTGACGAGCATGATTTCCTCTGCATCGTCGGTCGGTCGCGGGTACTTCCACTTGTTTCCCGTCGTTTTCACCTCGACGTTGGCGTTCATTCTCTCTGACCAGCCGTCGAGCGTGCATCCGAAAGCCTCGTTGTCCGGGTCAAAGCACGTTGTGAGCTGGGTGTTCTCAAAATCCATGCCCCAGCGCTTGTTCGCCAGCCCGATGACGGTAGCCTCAAGCTCTCGGCCCAGCCACATTCGGGCTTCGGCGTCTGGATCTTCCTCCGCTTGGTCATCTGGGCGAACCTTACGGAAGTACACGTCCAGCGGACTGTCGAAGCTGCCAGACCTTACCCCAGTCGCGGGCCATTCGGCATCCTGCTGGTGGACAACTGCGCCAACTTCAGAGCCGCCGATAAACTTTGTCCGGTCGGCCTTCCATTCATCATAGCTGTCATAAGAGACGACACGAGCGCGACCACCCAAAGAGGGTGTCGAAAGAGCTTTACCTGATGTCATAAGTTCTAATCTCCATGTGTGGCCGCGACGTGCGGCGTAACTGTAATTCTTTTCTGCGAGGATAGCACGCCAGCTTCAGCTTTTCTTTGCCAAATCTGTGCGGAAGTCGTAGCCAGCAGCGAGCAGTGCATAGTTCGCTGACTTTCTCAGGTCAGCCTCCATCGAGCCCTTGAGCCGAGCGCGGTGCTGGTACTTCAGCGCGTTCCCACGGGCAAAGCCAATGAACTCCTCTGGGGACAGTACCTGGCGAAGGTAGTCGATGAACTCAACGCCGTCCTCTGGTACGTAATGAGGCGGCACTGATACAGTGTCCGGCTCGTGAGCTAGGCACTCATGCTCTTCGGTTGCTTGTATGCGTCCAGGCCTCACAGATATCGAGCACCTAACGAGGGGCTGGCCGTCTAGGTTTTCCCAGCCAATCTCCCTGCGGCTGTGGACGCAGTCCTTACACGTAATCATAACTCTTCCATCTCCAAAGTATGCGGCCCGTATAGCTGTATACGAGCACGGCAATCGTAATCATCCCGTGCTCCACACAACTCAGCCCATCGCCATATCGGCATCACGTAGGCTCGGCTGTTCGGGTGCGTTGGCTCGCAGCCATGCCTATCTAGGTGCTCGCAAAGCGAGTCCTGGGCAATGAACCAAATCAAGTCGTTTAGCGACACCGCCACCCAGCGTATGGCCTCTGGGTCTAGCTCGGCTCGCACATCGACTCCACGGTCACGATGGCCATCGGCTCCTCGTCCTTCGCCGCGTAGTATTTCTCTGCCCGTACATCGCAGACAACCGAGTCGTCAGACCAAACCTCTCTCATGCCGTCCAAGATGCTCTTTACGACGTTGTCGATGTCGGGACGAGTGACCTTGAGTATCCGCCCCTCGGGGTCTTTCTTTCTCATCAGCCGCTTCGGTCGCTCGAACACGGTGATGATGGCGACCCTGACTGGACCGGGCTCGAAGCGAGGAACGTCAGCACAAGCGTCAGCGACCCGACCCTCGTACTCCAACGTCTTCTTCGGGGTTCTCATGGACACAGTCATTCGTCCCCCGCTGCGGATCATTCGAGCCTTTGGTCGCTGCTTGGCGACAGGCTCCCCTGGAACAACGAACTCATAGCGCATCGGCAAACCTTGTAAAGTGTCCAATCCATTGCACTCTTACATTGCCGGGAGGGCCGTGTCTATACTTTGAAATGATGAGGTGACACTCTGGGTCGTCGGGGTTCGGGCGGTAAGGGAAGATAACCGTGTCGGCGTCCTGCTCAAGGTCGCCAGACTCTCGCAAATCGGACAGCCGAGGAGGTCTCTCGACGCCTTCAATGCCTCGATTCATCTGACTCAATAGATAGACCGGACACCCAAGCTTTTTAGCCAACAGCTTCGCGTTTCGGCTGACGTGGCCGATGTGCCGTCGCCGGTCCCACTTCTTATCTGTCTGGCGCATCAGCCCAATGTAATCAACGAACACCGCACTGAGCTTGCCGTGCTTCATCTGGTGGGCTAGCGCAGCCGCTGTCACTGACTCGATGGTTTGATTCGGGGTGTCGTCCATCCACAGTTGCAGCGTCTCAGCGAAGCCAACAGACCGGGCCAGCTTCTGAGCGTGAACCAGGGACACATCCTGTTTGCGCTCGAAGCCGACCGCTAGTCGCGCCCTCTCTGCCTCCATGCGTAGGCACGACTGTTGAGCCCCCATCTCCAGCTCAAACATAAGGGTCGGGCCGTCCTTGGCGTGCGCCTCCGCAATCTGCTGCTTCAGTGCTGACTTGCCCCAACCCGGTCGCCCCGCGATGATAACCAAGTCCGGCTCGGTAGGCACCAGAGCGAACCGCTCGTCGAACGCTCGTATGCCCAGAGGAATTGCCGGTGGCTTACCAGCCCTCGCCATGTCCTCTAGTCGGGCGGCGGTGTCAGCGACAATCTTCTGATAAGAGACCAGCCCCGTCTTGATGCTTCGCATGGTCGCGTCGGCAACGATGCTCTGCACTTGCTCGATACAGCCATCCTCGGCCTCCTGAAGGACGTAAAGCGCCTTTTCCAGGGCAACCCTACACTGGCGACGTTTCGCGGCCTCTACGACCTTATTTAGGTGGTGGTCGAAGGCCGTGCGTATCCAAGGCGCGGTGTTATGCTGAACCCACTGCCATACCTGCTGTGGGCCACCCATTCCCTGGAAGGTCTCCTTTGGTATTCGCATCCCAACCGTGACGACGTCGATGGGCTCATGGTTTCGGACACACGCTGCCATCGCATCCCACAGCACACGACAGTGAGTGTCCTTGAAGCTGTCCCCAGTGAGGTGTTCACTTGCGATAGGCCACGCCTGCTCTGGGTGTTTCCAGCACATAGCGATGACGGTGTGTTCCGGTGTTACCGGGATGGTCTCCCATCGTTGCTCTACCATGACCGCGCCTCGCAGTGGCGCTCACAGAACTCCTCAAGGGTGTAGTGACTGTTCGCATCGAGCCACGCCATCTGGCAAGCGGCGAAGTTCGGGTGGTTTTTCCAGTCCCTCCTCTCTGGAGTCGATGACTTACTGCTCCACCTCTGGGCCAACTGTAGGCGCTCTTCGAATTTCCCGTTCCATACGGTGGACGGACGCATCCACTTGCCGTTGCTGTCTTCTCTGAGGTGGGTAGCCCAACTGTCCTTGGCCTTAGAAGCCCACTCCACCACCAGCAACAACTCGTCGGCGGTGTGACCCTCGTTGAGGCGAGTACGAATCTTGTCTCTCGTTTCCTTGGTTCCTGGCTTCAGCCTCTGACCGGTAATCTCATTCCATCGCGAAACAATCCCGGCAAAATCCGTTTTCTCTACTGTTACTGTTTCTGCTTCTGCTTCTGTTTCTGTTTCTGGGGGATTCCCCATCGAAGGGGCATCAGAACCTCTTGGAATCACAAAGGAAAGCCCCCATTTCGGACAATAGGTTTTTGCCCATTTTCCTAAGAGGCGCGGCGAGCGTTTTCCTGCGGTTTTTGCGAGGCCTAAAACCATGGTTCTGCGTTTGTCAGTTTTCGATAGAGCTGCGCCAATTTGAACCTCGCCCATGCGATGAACCCACACCCACTGCGTGTCGTAGCAATACGTCGCATAGTCGCACTTCGACAGCCGCTTCAGGGCAGACTCGGCTTGCTTGATTGTCAGTCCACTCTCGCCAGCCATCTGGTAGATAGGAAGAAAGTACAGCCCGATTGAGTTGCTTCGAGCGCAAGTCACGAGATAGTCGGCTAAGACTTTCGCAGGTAGGTCGTTGCCAAGGCACTGATAGGTTGTGCCTGACCACTTATCTACCAGCGTCTTGCGGTAGGTTGCCATATGTTCTCCAAGCTAGTTCTGGGCTCAGTGAGCCGTCCATGTGTGTCATATGTGTAGTCGCTCGAAGCCAGTGGCGTCAACAATGCAGCTTGATAAAATTGCAAAAGCCAGCAATTCCGGCAGCTTACAAACTTGTTTGACGTGAGGGCGCATTCGATCACAGAATGAATCACACACATGGACCAGGAGAACTAGACAATGCCTTACTGACGACGTATACCGCCGCTCCACAAAGGAGCGAGAAATGGATTTATTTACAAGCACTTATTTCCTTGGGATGGCAGCGACCGGAGGGGTCGTCTACGCCAGCAACAGAGTTACCGGGATGCCTTGGCTGTACGCACTGAAGGCTGCGGCGACATGGCCGTTATGGTGGCTCGTGGAGAGAACATGATCATAAAGAGAACCCCGAAATTCGGTACGCAGAAGGTCAAGACAAGCTACTGCCTATGGCCCCGAACCGTCAGCCAGAATGGCGGCGAGTCAGTAACCTACTGGCTGCAAAAAGCAACGGTGCTCTACACCTTTGAGCCCAAGCGGAACAACGATATGCGACGGCCCGACCAAGACCGCAGCAAAGGCCACTGGGTTGTCAAATCCGTGAGGCCCGTATGAGCTTCACCGCTCTAATTATGTGGCACTTCACGGTCTTGGAGTACGTGTGCTCCACACCAACTATCGCAGAGGATGAGCGCATCGCCGCAGTCGCCACAGCTATGACGATGTTGCGGGTCGAGCAGGAGCTTGGAATACCCGAACACATGCTCGGCATGTCAGTCGCTGCGGCATCCGTCGAGAGTGGTTTCAACGCCAACGCTAAGGGCGACCACAAGTTCAGTCGCCGGGGCAAGCCAAAGGCCGTCGGGGTATTGCAGCTTTGGCCGTGGGTTGAAAGGTACGACGTGGACAGAGAGGATGTGCTGTCTTCTACGAGGTTCTGGCTAGGCCACATCCAGCGGGTGAAGAAGAAAACCGACCGGCAGTGCCGCAGTCGCCACCCTCGTACTCAGTGGAGGCAAGCCTGGGTGACTGCTGTGAGGTACCCTAAGCCAAGTGGTCGCTGCCGTGAAAAACCAAAGCACTGGCGACACTTCCTGCGGCTGCGAAGAATCTACGCTCGCTTCATGCCCACGATGAAGCCTGCCCTGCCGTACTCCGGGTCAGGCCGGAATGACCACTCAAGGTCTTCCTGAGACCATACGGGGATGCATACCTCTTCGCCGTGTTGAAAGTCTGGGTTGTGTCTAAGATGGACCTCGATAGCCTTCTCATCGACGTACTCTACGTTGATTGTGCCGTCGTGTCGCAGGCTACTAAGGAATGCCGGGGCAGCGATTGCTTCCGATAGCTCAAGCTTAGTCCATCGGTTAAACCGATACATAGGCGCAGCCCGGTCCTTGTCCCCGCGAACCACGAGGATTGGCCGCCACTGGCCGTGATGCCTGGCGTAGTCTACCGATAGCTGGTAGTCATCTTCGCCACGCAGACACCAAAAATACCCCGGCTTGTCCTGCACATCACCAGCTTTGAGATGAAAAGCCCTGGCCTCTCGGCCCATGCCCCACATGTTCATCACAGGTCGTATGATGTACTCGCCATCCTGGGGGACTGGCTCTCCGCATGGGCCACAGACCCAGCCAGCTCGGAGGCTCACCTCCAGTTTGTTGTACACCCATCGGTCCTCGTGGTGGGCATTTCGGTAATAGTGCTCGTCCATTACCGCTTCTTGCCCTTGTGGAGCCCGTGCTTCGCTACTTGCTTCCCAGCCTTAGTGGCAGCTCGCTTCTTCTTATTCGCCTCGGCCAGCTTCTTAGTGCCCTTCAGAGCAGCGATGGTCTTCTTGGGGGCGTACACCTCGCCGGTCTTGCGAGACGGTTTGCCGGAGGCGGTAGTCCACTCTTGCTTAGTCCACTTGTCGAGCGACTTAGCTTTGGCGGTTTTGCCGCCCTTGTAGCCGCCGCCAGCAGCCTTGTACTCCGCAGCTAGCATCTGTGACTTTCGGGCGCTCCACTGGCCAGCGTTGCCGCCCTTCGTGCCCGCCATAATCTTCTTCTTTAGCCGCTCACGTAAAGCCGGTTTTGTGTAGCTCATTTGAGGTTATCCAGAACCTTTTGGAGTCGCTCGTGCTGTGAGCGGTGTGCCTCGACTGAGCCCTTCAACTCTTCGATGATGTCGGCCAACACCTGCTTGTCTTTCTTGGATTCCTTGCCTGTGATTTTGTCTTGTAGCTTGCCGCGTAGCTTGTCACCGATTGCCATGACTTTACCTCCTACCATTTTTCCTTGTTTGCCCAGTACGCCGCAGATGTCGGCCCCTTCGCGATGTTCTTTGCGTGGCGAGCCTTGAATGCCTCTCGGCGCTTCCTGTAAGCCTCGCTCTCGCCCTTCTTCTTTGGACTACCCGAGACGCCTTGGGCACCGAATCTTATCAATTTGAGCTTCTCTCCGTCCTTCACTACCACGGCGTGGCTCTTGGTCTTATGATTAGGGGTCTTGATGGGCTTATTCAGCCCGTCAAACTCGTGTCCACCGCGCTTAATCTTTGGCATGTCGGCCTCCTCAGAACGGGTAGCCTGTCTGCTCCCGTAAGTCTTTGGTGTAGTCCTCTCCCTGGATTTCTACCCCATTCAGCATGCAACGTCCATCGGGACGTACACGCACCAATGTGGGCTCAACCCAGCCGTCAGGCGATAACCATAGCACTGCGAAGCCGTTTGCCCAATTAAGGCGAGCTGCGGCGCTCGGGACGCGGTCTCCGTCAATGTGAGACGTACAGCCAGGCGTGAGGTAGAAACAGTCGCGCTCGACGCCATCCCGCTCGACGCTCCTAGTCCAGCACAGCTCTGCTCGGTGGACGTGACCAACGCAGCGTGACGTGCGCCCATCGGCCATCTTAGACACGGTCGTTCCGCTCTTCGCCCCGACCTTGTCGCCATGGTCGAAGCGAACTCCCCACTGCCAGTGCTCACCCTTTGGGGAGCCGTATGGGCCTTTGTACTCCACGCCTAAAGACTTAAGGTCGAGTATCCGCTCCAGACTCAACATCGGCGGGCCATCTGGGTCGTCCACTGGCGGAATCCAAGCCCACTCACTGGCCGACTCCACCATGACCTTGTGCAGCCTGGCCTCGTGATTGCCCTCTAACCAGACCATGCTGCTGTGCTTACCGCACTCCCTGAACTTTTCTAGTAGCCATCGCCACTCCAGCAAGGCAGGCCATGTTGTCGCTGAGAATGACTCTGGCCGGGGGAACCGGCGAGTGCTCTGGTTCAAGTCCAGCATGTCACCCTGAAACAGGATGGTATCAAGCTGCGGGGCGAGCATCTTCGCCGCCTTTAGGCATGCATCCAGAACCGCCCGGTTATGAAACGGAACGAGCGTTCCATCTAGCTGTCGATGAAAGCCGCACTGACTGTCTGGGATGACCAGCATGCACCTGGTAGCAGGCTCCGTCTTGAACGGCTTGCGAGGGATGGTCTTCCACTTGATGTCCTTGAAGGCCTCGATGACTGGGTCTTTTCGCCGCAGCTCAGTCGAGCACAGGTTCTGTATCCCGTTTTTTGTCTGAGCTTCCCAGTCCTTTACTTTGACTGCGTGCCAGTGCTCTGGGTCCAAACCGTGACGAGCCATCACCTCCTTGGGCGTGCCGTTGCCATCGACATACTCTGATTCCGCCTTGCCAAGATGTATCCGGCGAATCTGGTTGCGATGAATGCCGTAGTGCTTGCCGATGCTGGAGTAACTTTCGCCGTTCTCAAGACGCCGCAACACGTCATCGCGTATGTCGGCGTATTTGCTCACTCCCAGTCCTGCCACTCGTGAACTGGAACGCCTTGTTTTTCAAGGGATTTTTGAACGGTCTCGGCCATCTCGTGAACCATACCGACCATCGCCGCTTCGTCAAGAAACTGGGCTAGCTCTTTCATTCCGCGACTCTTGGCAAATCGTATCTGCCGCTCGACTACACGCTGTGAAATGAGGAATGGGTCAGCCGTCACTCTTATCGCCGTCAACGAAGATGATGTCATCTGACTCGAAGCGGTCAACGAACGCCTCTGCGAAACCAAGCGACAGAAGCTCACCGAGTAGCGTCCATGCCGACCCAGGGATAGGGAGGTCTTGGTCCTCGACCCACCCCTGGACGACGTCTAGCGCCACCCCGGTTACCTCTTTGAGTACTTCCTCGTTCACGGGGCACCCGCTGCGTCGAAGCACTTATCAAGGCACGAAGGCAACTTCTTCACAAGATGCTCTACGCTCTTCTCACCGCACTTGTACGTGAGCTTCACTCTGCCGTCTGGCTGGGTGTCTCGGCGCATCTGTAGCGTGTCGCAAGTGGTCACACATCCGACAGGAAGCAACACCATGATCGCCCAGAATACAGCGACAGCTAGGTGGAAAAGAAGATTGCGATTACGCATCCTTGGTATCCTCCACGATTACCTTTGGCTGCTCCACAGGGACATCCTTCTGAGTCCGTGGAGATACTGATATGCCAGTAAGCTCCTCATCTGCTGGCTTTGAGCTGGGCGCGGGCAGAAACAGCGCAATAAGCGTAGCGACGACCGTCGTGATAGCAGAGCCGATTGCCTGTTGATCGTCCAGGTCCACGACGCGGCTTAGTGCGAATGTCGCTAGGGTTCCGATAGCTGCTGCGAGGGCTGCTTGTGTAGCTGAGTTCATTCAAGCTCCTTGTATTAAGACTGCGACCGTCGCTGTTAGCACAACTCCAGCAGCCATCCAAAGAAACCGTGCCCAGCCGCTGTTTGTTCGCTCAAGCCGGTCCATGCGCATTAGCAAGCCAACCTGACTCTGGTCTAGTGGTTCACCTAGCAAGATTTTCTCTATGCGCTTGTTGCTCGCCAGAAGCTCATCCATCTTGCCTTCTAGCGTCTGCACACGCACCTCAAACATCTGACTCATACCACGCCTCACCAACCGGACACCTGTCATAAGTGTGATGCCACCAGGGACGCCTACAGTGTTTACATTTAGGGCGGTAACCGTCAAGAAAGCGCTCAAGTGCCTGTGTTCCGATGCCGATGGCTAGCATTTGCAGCCACCACCACATCAGTGGACTAGGTCGTCGCCGCCTTGGGCTTCGTCGTATGCGTAGTCGCCAGCCAGCAAGCTGAACTCAAGACGCCGCAGCTCACCGATGATGGCTGGGAGATGGCCTCTGCCGCCTGCGCCACGCATCACAAGCTCACGACCTACGCCGACCCAGCATACCGAGTCGAGCTCGCCTGACTCCACAAGCCGCAGGCACTCCTCAAGGGACTCAATCAGAGCCTGTCGCTCACCATTTAAGTGAAGTAAGTTCTTCAAGCTGCACACCCCGTCAGGCGCTCAATCCAGCCGCCAGCCGACCAGTTGACGTCGCAGTTGCCCCGGACACCAGGAATAGAACCTGTTCCAGTAAACTGATGCACTGAGTATTCGTCCCAGATGCGCTTTTCATTGTCAGGCTCACCATCGTAGTCGGCAAGCCACAATGGTCGGCGCTTGATGTACTCGATAAGCAAGTCGTCAGCACCCTTTAGGAACATGTCATACGCCCAGGAGGCGGTGTATATGACGCATCGCCGCTGAAACGACTGCTCCACTATATCGCAAAAGTGAACGAGCCACTTAGCGTTGTAGTCTGGGTCGCCCTTCCTGCCTTTCTCAAGGTCGATGACTGGCGGGAGATCTGCAAGGTCCGAAAAGACCCAGCGCAGAAAGTGAGATGCCTCTGCTTCTGCGTCTTTCTTTGGGTCTCGTGAGCCAGAGTCTGGGCGCCCAAAGTGGTAGAAGCCGGTCAGTATCCCCTGGTTTTGAGCCCGCACCGCATCACGGGCAAAGGCCACGCCATCGCCTTGGTCATCGCCGCGCTCGGAGTTCACGTGGGTTTGGCCCTCGGTGGCCTTACGCCACATGAACTTCACGCCTGAACTAGCAACTGCCTTCCAGTCGGTGTCTGCCTGATACGCAGAGACGTCGATGCCGAGGTGGATGGGCATCCCAAGGGCTTCCATCATGGGCTGGTCGATGACCTTACTATCAACGCCCATGACGTCACGCTGGTAGGTCGAGACTGCTGCCTCGGTGAGCGGGCCGAACAGACCGTCTGCCTCTATGCCCAGTGATGCCTGCACACGAGCGACCTCTTGGTCTTTGGGTGCGCCTCGCTCACGAGTCCATTCGTACATTAAGCTAAGTCCTTGAATGTCACCCGGACTGAGCCCTGCTCGCCCTGGGCGGTGGTCTTGCTCAGGTTTTGTCCAACCGTGAACAGGCAGTATGCGGCCCCGCCAACGCTGTATCTGTTGCCGTAGCTATGTGGGTTCGGGTTCCGGGTGTATAGCTTGGTAAACCAGCCTGTGCCGCCAGTGGTCAAGCCGTCGTCGTCCCTGCCCGTTCCGTCGATGGTGTTATATGTAGAGCCGCCGTCTAGCGAGTAGTACACCTTGTAGCCCACATCGCTAACCGAGTGCTGGATGCGTAGCCGGACTGAAGTTGGTGCCTCAGACAGCGTATACTCATCAACATAACCGCTGTCCCAGCTTTGGGCGTAAGACGGACTAATGACTCGGGCAACTTGCCACGTCACGCCACCGCCGTCTTGCTTGCACTTCAGTCGCACAGCAAGCATGGTGCCGTTTATGCTCGTGTCTCCAATCGCGAGGATCAGGTGGGCGTGCCACTCAGCTCCGGCAGAGGTCGGCTGGTTCTGGAAGTTATCCAAGTCAACGGCGATGTCAAAGTTGGAGTTCTGAATCATCCTCCAGAAGCCAGGGGACTTTGCGCCGTTGGTGCCTTCCCACCGGGTGTCATCGTGAGACGTAGTGACCTGCAAGCCGGTGGACGTGAAGTCGTATGTCGTGCATGCATACGCTCCAGTCCGTTGTTCTTCAGGTATTGGGAGCGGCCATATGTTGCTCAGAGTCCCGGTGAAGTCAGTGATGTCGCCCAGGGCCACTCCGTTGATAGCAGAGGTCTGCTGTACCGTGAGGCTGGTAGAGCCCTCGCGAATAAGCTCCTGCACTCTCGCTTCTGCTACGCCACCGCCGCCGCCAAATCCACTTCTCATTTGCAATCGCTCCGGTTTACTGGTGTCTGATGCATTACTTAGACAAGCCGAACTGCCGTCGGTCGTAGGCGTAGTGCTTAACTTCTTCGCAGGTGCCGTTTGCTACAATCCAAAGTGCGCCGTCTTCAGGAGCGATGCCGTCATGGATAATGGACTCACCGTCAGTAGTCGTCAGCACCTCGCCAAAAGTGTAGAGGTCTGCTGCTGCCGGGTTGCTGTCTCCGCCATCGACGGCCCACTTCACCTCGGCCTCTGTCGCGGTTCCAACGGCTCCACTGCTCATGTCAACCCAAATCACATGCCTGTGGTAAATGTCGCCATTGGGCAGTTTTGCTTTATAGAACGTGCCCGAACCAGACAGCGTGAGTGTTGTGACTTCGGTTGTGATTCCCATTTAGGCCTCCTTTGCGTGGACTTTAGCGCGTTGAGTTTGCTGGTGCTAATTATTGGCTAGCTTTTAGCCCCTGTTCTATTAACCCCTCAAAGCTTATCGGGCTGTCGCCCTCGGGTGCCCTAGAAAGGCCCCGTATCTCCCTGTCGAGTTGGTTGAACTTGTTCAAGCTCTTTATCGCTTCTTTTAGGTAATACACAGCAGTGTCTTCGGCTTCGGTCTGCCCAGACCCAGGCTTCATCGCGCTGACCGTAAATAGCATGTACTGGTCTAGGTACGCCCTAGCTTCGGCCAGCAACTGCTCACCCTCAAGACCCCCTCTGGCAAAGGGCTCAAGCAGCTTTACCTGTTGCATAGCCCTGTTGAACATGGCCTTTGCTGCACGCCTCTCCGCGTCGCGTATTTGTTTTGCTTCAGCAGGCCTTGTAACATCCATCTCTGCGAGCTGGTCCTCGCTAAAGGATACAAACTCCTTCTCAAGAGTCTCTGGCAGAAACCCTCTTCTGGCTTGGTCAAACTCGTTAGCGAAACTCCGATTGAACCTTGAGACGGCAATGGAAGGCAGCATCTTTTGCGCCTTGAATCCGCCCATCTGAAGAAGCGCCTCGGTTGGGCTGAGTCGCCTGCCCTTGTAGTCTCTTTCGCCCTTCTGTGCGCGTAACACTGTCTCCACCTGACGGCCAGCCTCGATGCGCTTCTCTGGCGCTGTTGACCCTCCGGTGAACATGTCGTAAAGGTCCGTCGGTGACGGTGCGAGCGGAGGTGCAAACCCCTTCATCAGGTAGTTTGATATATCCGTCCTTGTCTTCTCTGGGTCCGTAGAAGACCTCGTGTCAAATATAGGCATCCCGCTGTATGGGTCTCTATTTGTGAATACCCCACCCAGTGCGCTGATGAATGGGTCTCCAGATGCCTGCGCCATTTTGCTGAGGACCGCCATAGGGGCCTGCATGGCGTTTGCCATCAAGTCAATATCTGGAAGGTACCCGCCAATCGGTATGAGCCAGCGAGCGTCTACAAGGATGCGGTCCCTTTGATTTCCGAGCGCAGTCTCATACACAGGCTCAAGCTCTTTCGCTAGCCCTGGGAATGCGTATGCGAGGGGCACGTATCCACCACCTTGACTGGCCGGAAGCATCTTCACCGCTGCTTCTAGTTGACCCTGCTGCCCCTCGTCTTTCCCGGCTTCTATCTTATTTGCCTGTGTGATAGCACTCCCGATGTTGTGGTAGAGAGAGGCCTTCCAAGGGTTGTTCGCATACCACCCCATCCACTGTGGAGTGGCCTTTGCAGCAAAAGATATAAATGGCTGGCCAGCTAGGTAGTATGCCGCCCCCGCAAGAGCCCTTGCACCACCGCCAAGAGCCATTGGCTCAACAGGGGCACGGAGCACCTGCACCACGCCAGATACGTCACTGTAATTGACAAACTTGTTTTCAGCGTCTTTGGCGATTCGTGCTTGTATTCTTTTTGGTACCGTTGTCTCTGTCTTGCCAATGGCCTCTTTCACTGCGGAGTACACACTCTCTGTTGTCCTGCTTTTGTCTGTCAGTTTGCTGTTCACATACCCAGCGAGCCCTGGCTCCTGCTTCGCGAAGTATGACAGGTCGATTGATCCCATTTCTCGTTGTCGGTCAAGCTCGCTGAGCATCTTCTGGCGCTTTGATTTGCGATAAACATCGAGCTGTTTGTTTATGTACGCACTTCGGAATACGTCGTCGCCCCAGCTATACATCTTTCCGAGCAGGTTTCCGGTGTCTGCTAGGGGCTTGAGTGTTTCAGACATCACCGCCCCTGGGACAGCCTTGACGGTCTTAGCGCTCGGAGACTTCACCGCAGTGTAAGCGGCCTTGCCTGTTTCAAGCGGTATCCTCAGTGGGGCCATGAGCCATGACTTAATAAAGTCGGCTCCGTTCCTAAAGCCACCCTGCATTGGAGCCATAGCACCGTTTAGCACCCGCAACTCCTCCTGGGTATACGTGTTTCGGTAGGCCCCGTTTTCGTAGCCTATTTGCCAGTCCTTAGAGCGCCTACCCTTTGGAAGGAAACTGTCAGCGAGCGCCTTTGCGTAATATGGCCAGTTGCCTGGGTTGAGCGGCGAGTTATTTGCCATCGGCGCAAACATCATCGCATTAGTCCAGAGGTTTCTGTAGAACGTCATCGGAGACCCTGCGGTCTGGAATATTTTCCAATTTGTCAGAACCTTTGGAAAGAGACCCTTGAGTTGCTCTTGGAGACGTTGTGCGGCGACCATTTCGTACAGGTCATCGGCTCGCATGAAGAGTCTCTCATTGCCCTCGCGAAGCCGCCAAGTCGTCTTTCCTGTCTTTGGGTCTACTGTCTTTATGCCAGTAAGCAGTCCGTACTTAGGAACCTTTTTCTCTGACGACAGCCACGGAGACACAGCCTTCTTGTCGCCGCGTTCCAAGGCCTCACGGACATCCACGTACTCGTCTTTTATCTTGGGATTAATCCGCCCGTCGTTTGCTGCTTGCTCCAGGGCTTTGTACTGCCTGCCAGATATGGTTGTGCCATCCTTGCCTATTGACAGTTGCTCATACATCTTGAACGACTCGATCGTCTGAATCATATCAGCAACGCCAGTCTTGGCAGCAACGTCCAGGTCTGTAATTAGCCCGACAAGCTCTCGCTGCTCGATGCTAAATGGGTTCTGTCGTGGCTCTGCCTTCTGGCCCTTTGATGCCAAATCAGCGACCCTTGCGTCTTCTAGCCTTTGCCACCTTTCAGCGGCTCTGCGGAGCATGTTGGCGTTTAGTGCGCTTGCGTTGTACTCTGGTGCTGCGCCTTCTGGTCTAATCGTCTCCTCGATCTTTGTGGCGACCTTCTCGAATATGCCCTTCTCGTATTCTACAGACTTTCTTTGCTGCAACCACTCGTTGAGCTCCGGTGCCATCTCTTTGAAATCACGCGCAGCCTGCTCAAACATGGAGTCGATCTTTTCGCTCATCTTCTTCACGACCTTGGGGTCGTATTTCTCAGCCCACCACAGAGGCCTAAGGCTAGATGGGTCCGTGAAGAGGCCCTGCTCAACCGCTTGCTTTGTGTAGTCGCGGCTGATGTCTAGAAGCGGCCTAGCGGTCTCATTCATCGCTACGATATGCTCTGCTAAATGCGCAGCGTTTGCGGCACTCTTACCAGCAACCTGCCTGCCGTATGGAGTCTCATGGTACCCGCTGTACCCCGGAGTATCCATGTACGTCACAAGGTTTCGGTCTGGATTCGCCCCATAGAATGGTTCGCCAGTAGGCATCCTGTTCGCAGCCTCATGCTGCATGTTCATCCACTGGGATACCGTTGGCTTCACCTCATTTGGCATGTACTCAAGTGCTTTGTTGAGCTGAAACTCTGCCTTGGATCGGTTTAGCTCTGCCTCCTTGACAATATCCCTGTACCACTCGCTGAGTCGCTCTGATGGGTTCCTCAGGTAGTACCGCAGGCGTGGACTGCCCTTGCTCGCAGTCATCATCTTGATTGCCTGTGAGCCAATCTCAAACGGAGACAGTATGCTCGCCCCAAGCACAAGCCTTGGTGCTTCTGCTAGAATCGTCAAGCCAAGCTCGCTTACTGGGTCCGTAGCCGCCTTCTTTGCCATCTCCTTGGCCTCGGCAAGCGACTTGGGAATCTTCGGGTCGCCAGATACGGACCTTATGTTGTCTTCAATCCTCTTGTTCGCATCTAGCATGGCGCTAACCACATCTCGCTGCGCCTGCTGCTCTGACAGTTTGGCGGCGATATCTGCTTTATTCGCCTCTATCGTCTCAGCCATGTCCATCAGGTCGTAAGCCATCGTTTCAATCTTCGTGGCTGGGTACTTTCCATCTACCATGTAAGGCTTCGGCTCGACCCGACTTGTCTTCAATGTAGTGTCGGCCTTACTGGCAATAGCGTCTAGCATGGACGTAACCTGCTTTGAGTTTGCAGGGTTCATCATTGCTTCAGCTACGCCACTCTCTGCCACTAGCGCACCGGCCTCAAGAACAGGGTCTCGCTGCCAAGGCTCAGGGCGCTTCTTGCCTGGAAAGTCTGGCGTGTCTGGGTACACGATGTCTGGGGCCTTAGCTGCAATGTCTTGCGCTTCTCTAACCTTGGCCCGGTACTTCCCCTTAAGTTCAAAGACGGGGCCTGCCGCCTGCTCCAGCTCAAGTCGAGCGAGGCGCTCTTTCTTGCGCAGCTTGAACTCTCTATCGTGCATCTCTTTCTTTGTTCTTCTGGCTTGGGTCTGTGCTTTTCTCGCACTACTTGCAGCCGCACGGCCAGACTTGAGCGACTCGCCAACTATAGACTTCACGTCTGCTGTGCTGCCCTCAATGAATCTACCCAAAGCTTTCCGGTCTGGAGCGCCGACCTCGGGTCTAGTGAACTGCTTTTCGGCGTCGAGTGCTATCTTCCTGACGACCGCCTCGGGTGCTGGGTACTTAGTATTTTCTGCAACTCGTATGTACTGTTCTGCCCACTCAGGAGATATAGTGCCGTCAGCTTCCTTTACTCTAATCTCCCTTATTGCGTTCTCCCTAAGTGCGGCCTGATACTCTGCAACACGCTTGTCTATGTACCTTGCTCGCTGACCAAGCTCTCCACCGAACACAGCCTCGTCTGTCTTCGCAAGCGCTCCAAGTAGCTCTACAACGTCCGCCTCTTGCTTTGGGCCCACTCTCTGTCGTCTGGCTCTTGCCGGTGCAGCGGCAGGCGCTGCCGATGGGGCATCCATCAGGAATTGAGCGCCACCACGGGAAACAAGCGAGTTAAGCGCTCGATAGTCGAGCATTAGCTCGGTGCGCAAGTTTGAGCGTTGCGCTATCAAACTATCCAGCTCACCAACGAGGGATGCATACCTACCACTCTTGTCAATAACCGGGGCTGACTCAAACGCGTCTCTCATATCAACAAGACGCTGGCGCTCCGTCTCGTACTTGCGGTTAGCCGCTTCCGACTCCAGAAGCTCCACCTCTGGCTGTCTCCGCTGGAAGTCGTCGTACTCTCGCTTTCTGTCTAGCTTGTCGATCTGCTTGTTTATGCGATCAATCTCTTTTTTCTTCGTCCTCTGAGCTATTGCCTCAATAGCCTGCTGCGTGCGGACAACTCTGTTGTTGACCTTGTCGAAGCCTACAAGAGAGTTCCTTAGCGCAGCTACTGCGGCGGAAACCTCGGTGGCTTGCTTGCCGGAGACGCGCTCTGCCTCTCTGGCCTTTCTAAACCTCTCGACACGGCCTGCCCGTGGCGTAAACCCAGCCTCCGTCTTTCCGAGGATTCTTCCTGGCTCATCGGCCACGTATACCCCGCGCTCTGCCTCGGAGCGACGCAGTGTTTCGGTGGCCTTCTCTGATCGCTTACGGACTTGCCTATCTAGAGCCTTTACAACGCCTTTTATATCTTTGCTTGTCTTACGAGCTTCTTTTGCCAACTCTGCGCCGCTCTTGGCGTATGGCAAGGATTGCTCATAGTTCATTTGTTTCTGAATGGCCGCATCAAGCCCAGCTTGCGCTTGTTCTATTGCGACATCTATCTCGTCTAGCTTTGCAAGCTCCTCTGCTGCGGCTGCTACGCCTTTATCGCGCTGGTTCTCAAGTCTGTACCTCTGCTCCTCAATCCTCTTCTTCATCCTCGAGAGCATCGGGCCACCCGTGAGCAAGTAGAAGTTCAAGGCTTGAGTCGCTGGGCCTTTTGCAAACCCAGATTTAAAGTCAACCCCAGACTCCACTATCATGTGACCCATGTCTGCCACTACCTTGGCAAACTTATCTACCTTGTCCTCCGTCTTGGCCGGTGACGCCAAGCCGCCGCCGAGCTCATACGCCATCATAAACGGAGCAGTCAGGAGCTGGACAAGGTCTCTCGGCAGCTCGCTAAGTCCTGTGGCGATCCAGTTCTCTGGGGCTCTAGTCTCTTCGTCGGACCCTGGAAGCCTCATTAGCTTCATATCACGAGCTAACTTGCCGGGGTCTTTGAACCTGTCTATAGCCGCCTCTTCTATCCTATATAGACCAGACTTCTCGCCCTCTGGCGCGGCGAATAGGTTGACTAGGGTGCGGCCAACCTGAGCCATGCCGCTGGTGCCAAGTTGCCGTACTTGCGAAGGTCTTCCTGCGATGATGTCGGCAATCTCCTGGCCAGCTCCCAGCACCGCGAACCCAGGATTTAACTTTGTGGTATAGTAATCAATATCCGCAGGCCCAAGCTCAGGGGTTCCCACGGAAGCAAGTGATACCCCTTCCTCAGTCGCCTTCTGGACCGCCTTCTCACCACCTACCCCAAGCTCGCTCAAAGCGCCCTGATTTAGCGCATCGCCCTTTGACTTGAGAAACTCCCTAGCCTTTTGAAGTCGCTCTTCACGAGAGTCAGCGAGGTACTTGAAGTCGTCCTTGCTGCCAACCAGCCAGCTTGGGAGCATGGTCGTGCCGACCATTGCCGAACCTGGCGATTGAGTAGCGTCTACCTGCGCATCGTACGCTGCCTCAATCTGCTCTGGGGATGCCCTGTCTATTACATCTCTGACGATCAGGTCTTCCGCTTTGCGCTCTTTCATGCCGCCGCTTGTGAACGACTCCAGCCGCTGCTGAAGGTCTGGCGTCCATGTTGACTTCATGCCACGGGCCGGTAGCTTCGCCTCAAGCACAGGGCGGTCTACAGCAAGCTCTGGGTTCCTGCTCTCAAATTCCCTAATAAAATCCTGTCGCTTTTTTTGCTCGTAGTCTTGCTTGCGCAACTTCTGTCTGTAGAAGGCAAGCTGGCTTGCGGTGGGCTTCCCTGCGACTCCAGGGACCGATGGGCTTTTGTCGGCAACGTACTTAGTAACATCCCTGACGTACTGTAATGGGTCAAAGCCTACTTCCGGTTGCGCTAGGTTGTCTGATGGTAATAGAAGCTCCTTCTCGGCAAGAGCCTTCTCCACCGCAAACGAGCTAGGGGTGACCCTGAGACCAGATGGAGACTTAGTCGGAGTCGGTAGTACCATCGGCTCAGGCACTGGACGAGCCTCTGGCAGCACTGCATTGCCAACGCCGCGACCGGGGGCGTCCTCTGGGTATGTGAACTGGTCTGCCCTCGCGGGGAGGTCAGTTTTCAGTGGCTCCGCTTTTAAGACTTCCTTGGTTCCGTCTACGAAGTCTTGGTAGAAACTGTACGGCTTGTACCCACCGTCCTTGTCCTTCTTGGGTTCTTCGTCGAAATTTGACCACCAAGGATTGTCACTCATGCTTTACCCACCGTCTTGGACTATGCCGTCATTGCTGGAGGAACAGGTATGGACCTGTTTGGGTACTTCTGTACCAAGTATCGGTACATTCGCATTTGCTTGGCGGCTTTGCCAATATTCATTGAGTTGATTATATCGGCAGTCTGCTGGTCTTTATTGTCCAGCGTGAACGATGTCTGGTCCCCAGCGCCCTGCTTACTTTCGATTGCCCTCTCGGTCTCCCCTCGCTTCGACTTGAGCCCTTTGAGGGTGTTTATCTTATTCAGTATCGCAGGACCAGCGCCCTCTATATTGTTTATGTTGTAGTTACTGGGGTCTGTTCCGATGCTTCTGTTGAAGTCATTGTATAGTTTCGCAGCACTATTTGCCTTGTTCTGCAATGAACTCAGCGCAGAAGACTGGCTCTTTGCCCAGTTAGCAAATTCTCTGATAAGCGTTTTGCCTGAACCCTTAGGGTTTGCGATAGATGTTGGCTTATACCCACTGACATACACTCCGTTTTCATCAAACTGAGTTGGGGCCTTGGCGTAGCCTTCGACATCGGATAGCGTGTATCTTCCGAACTTCTTTGGCGACCATGCGTCAACCTTTTCCTGCGCAGTGTCCATTGCGCCTTTTAGTTCTCTTAGGCGACCGGGTATTGCGGCTCGTACAGCCTCCTCAGCGTTGGCAATGTTCTGGTTTTGGGTCTGTAGCCTGTTCTTGAGCTGCGCAAGAGTCTCTTCTGTCTGTTCTGCTCTGCGCTCCTTTCGCTGTTGCTGGGCCTGCGCAATGCGCCCTCTGGTCTTCGGCTGCTGTAGCGCAATGGGGCTGTATGCGTTTACCAAGCCGGATAGTTCCTCTGCGGCAGCAGTAACCTGCGTCTTGAACTGGTCCGTCAGCTTTCTTGGGTTTTTTGAAACTATGGTCTGCGCATTGAACAACCATTTGGCAAGGTACTTAGCCCTATCCTGTTTCCCCTCCCACTCCTTTGCACGCTCTGGGTTTATGTCTTTGAGAGTATTCTTCGCGGTTTCGTAACTAGCCACGAAATTTCCAATCTCAGGCCCCATCATTCGCCTTAGGTATTTCATGTCGTAGATATCGAAGGTTTTACCACCACCCTCGGCGCTACTAGTAGGCTCTACAGTCGAGATTACTGTGAACGCTTTGTTCCCAATAAGGTTTACGCCGCCTTTTTTGGCTAAGGCGCGTAGGAGACTTTTCTTGCCCAAAAGGTCAATCTTTACCTGATTGAGCAGGAAGGCAACCTCATCTGGTGTTGCTTTCCTGGTGATGGGAACATCGCCGCCCTCATCTACTATGGCTTTCTCTCTAGAGCTGAGTCGCTGGTACATAGCGTCTTTCTTTGCCTGAGAGGCATCCGTCAGCATCTCGTTCTGGTACGTCGTTTGCGTTGTCCAGTAGCGATCGTTCAGCGCCTTTTTAATCATAAGCCCCTGACCGGACTCGGTCCTTGGGTTATACCTATTGGCCAGTCTCTGGGCGTATGCTGTCGCTGTCTGCACCTGCGAGAATGTTGGTCGGCCAATCTGCGCGTACTGCTCAGACGCTGCGAGCTGCGCTGTCTGCGTCTTTATATCGGCCTCTACAAGCGCATTTCTCGCGGCGTTTGCCTGGTAGTACAGGAACCTCTCGTCAGCACTTAGGTCTTCTATCTGCTTCTTTGTTAACTGGCGGATAGGCGGGTACTTCTTCTCTGCCTCTAGTCTTGCCGCCGCTATCATGCGCTGGTAGTCACGTCGCTTGGCTGCACGCACATCTGGGTATAAATCCGAGTACTGCCCCTCAATCTGCTCAGGGCTTCCGTCTAGGCTATCCAAAGTGCTTTCGCCTGTTACCAGCTTCTTTATTACCTCTTTCTGAGCTGGCGTTGTCTTTGTCGGCTGGCCAGGCGTCCTGTCTACTATAAGGGTGCCTCTCGGCACAGCACGGGGCTGTGGCGCACTTGTCGGTTTCGCAACCGCCTGCGCTTGTATCTGCTGTTGCCTCGACTCTACTGCGCGTCGTGCAGCCTGACCGTAAAGATCATCTGCCGCAGCGGATTTATCGGGGCTCATTCTATCAATGGCTTCTTGGGAGGGCCTAGACACATTTGCTACAGGAGGACCGCCGAGCGCTGCCAAAGCACCCTTGTCTGTTGGACCCTGAAGTCCATCGCCTTTGTATTCAGATAAAGAATCTATCCACTTCTGGTCACTTGTCTTAAGAGAGTCCTCAAAGCCTTTCCCTAGGTCAGCCACTGGCGTGAGGTCTGGGCGTACATCACTGCTTCCGTCTATATTGAACCGATTAGAGCCAACCACAGTCTGTGGCGCAGCAGTATTCTGCTGGACAGGAGCCTGCGGGCTCACCGATGTCTTGGTATCCGTGCCACTCTTTGTTTCTTTATTTTTAGGCGCTGGCACTGTGCCGAAACGACCGTACCCAGCCTTATACATAGCGCCAGTAGTGAGGTCTTTGTACGGGTTTTTGAAGGCCTTATCTATAGCTGTCCCTGCCGCAGCAAGGCCAGTCTTCAAGCCAGTGTTAAGGAACGCCATGCCTATAGCTTCTTGTAGCGCACCCATCCTCGCATCCCGCTGGGCTGCAAGCTGTCGCTTTTGCATGGCCTCTTCTTTCGCAAGACGCTCACGAGCAAGCTGTAGCTGATTCTCTTGCATCTGCATCTGCGTGTAGTGGCCACGCGCTATTGGCTCGATTGGCATCTTTAACTCCTGCTACTCAATTAGGTTGCTATAGTTAGCCCAAGGACCATCGACTAAGGCGTCCATGTCCCCCTGTAGCGCCCAATAGCTATTCCATAGTTGTGTCTTTTCTGAATACGACAGTTCGTCATACTTCTCTTTGTTTAGCCCTGGCGGGCTAAAGGCATAGCCATACTCCAGCGCAACTTGGCGCTCGGCGGCTTCCTTACCAGCCCACCATGCGTCAAGTGCCTCATCATCCATATTTGAAGGTGGCGCTCCAAAGTAGTAATCAAGCCATTCTTCGGGGCTATCAACAAAAGCATGCATATCTGACGGCACGGTGTTCTTCCAGTCTTCATACAGGCCATTTAACTGAGCCTTTGTCCCTTCCTCCTCCAGTCTCTCTGGATTGTTGAGCAGGTCCAATGCCCATGCTTCCATCCCACCTTCGTCTGCTGAAGACTGGTAAGCCGAACGCTCGTCCTCTGGGGTACCTAGCAGCTCGAAGGCTCCGCTTTTATCTATAGAAACAACGCCCCCAGGCCTAACGGTGAGAAGTTCCTCAATGTCTGACCAAGGGACCTTCGCATCCATCATCTGGCTAACCAGAGCACTAGACTGTGCGTCCCACTTCTTAGCGCCAAGCGCCGCAGCTATGTTTTGCTTGTAGATGTCCCTGTTGCTCATGTCGTCCAGTGACTTCTGGTACTCCATCTGAGCATCGAACATCGAACGCCTAGACTCCTCTTGCAGCATGTTTGCTAGAGCGGTTGCGGATATGCCAAGCTTCTTGAGGTCCACTTCAGTGCCAAGCGCCTTGTTCTGCAACGCGAGGTCGTTCAATGTATCAATGAGTTGCGAGTCTATGTTGCCAAACCCAGAGCCGTACAAACCGCTCGCACCCATACCACGCATCGCCATCTGCTGTGCAAGTGCCGCCTTTGCCTCATCTGCCTGGCCAATGACCGCTTGTGCCTGCGCCTCCATTTCTTCATCGGTATAAAGGCCTTCACTTTCACCGATGAGACCCTCCATCACCGCTGACTTAAGGGCCTCTATTAGGCTGTCGGGGACGGACTCTGGACCCACGTTTGTGTACTCTCCAGACTCAACCGCTGACTTAAGGGCCTCTTCTGAGATGCTGTAAGGGCGCTTCTCTTGTTCTCCGTAAACGTCCTCAAGCCCCTCCCAGCCAAATAGCGCAACGAACTCACCAAGGCCAAACTTCTCAATGAAGTCGTTTGCAAATGCGAGCTTGTCGGGGTTTTGTGCATACGCCTCTTTGAATGCATCTTGCGTAGCTTCATCGAATTTCGACGTGTACTGATACCCATCATCGCCGCCTGGCTCGCCCTGGGTGGCTTCATAGGCAGCTTGCATTTGGCCGTAAGGTACCTCTGGGAACTGGAGCTTAGTTCCAGGACGGTACTCCTGTTGTGGTGATTCTCCACTCATCGCCTGCATCGGGCCAAACATGCTCAGTGCGGCTTCTTGGGCTGGAGTCGCTGGCGCTGCTCGCTCAATACGCTGGGCCGGGGCCTGTTTTGGTGCCCGCTGCATCGGCTGTTGCATTCGTGGCTGCTGTGCCGCTTGCGGCATGCTCGGTGTCTGGCGCTGGACTGGTACCTCGTACATGCTCGCTGCTGCCTGACGAGCACGCTCGACGTTTGCGCCCATTGGCCCCTGCATTGGGTTGAACCCGCCACTTCTACGCGCTTGCTGCTGCGGTGGAGCCTGTTTCTGCCGCTGCACTGGCGCTGGCGACTGGCCCATTGACCGCTGCGCACCCTGCATTGGCGGTGGCGTTATCTGCGGCGCAGGCTGCGGCATGGCTCGAGGCACGTTTGCTGGAGGAGTAGATGGCACCGCTGGAGTACCGTTCTTACGCGGCTTGAAGTCTCGCGGTGGGGCCTGTGGCGTTGCTTGCCGTCGCTTTGGGATACCAGCTTGGTCCATCTCGTCGTCTCCTAGTCGGTCAGCTCTGACTTGACTGTTAGTATTACCGTGACATCGTCCGATGAGCCAGAACCACTATGGGTTATCTCTAGCGACAGCACATCGCCGTCAGAGCCAGACGGACTATTGAATGTGGAAACAAAGTTCTCTCCCGGCCCTGTCTGGGTAAGGGCCGAACTGAGCAGACTGACTCCAGCGTTGTCTTTAAAGTCAACACTAGCAACAGACGATGCGCCTCCGCTGTCTGTTGAAAGAGACAGGTCCACAAACTCATATGTGAGACCAGCCGGGACTCGCACATTGCATATCGCCGAGGCTCCCCCCGTCAGGCTATCAAAATAGAACGGGATCGTATTTATGGCTTTGGTCTTGTTAAGGTTTATAAGGTCGAGCTTGTCTGTCTCGATAAGCGTCTTGATGGCGGCAAAGTTGCCGTTCAGGTCCGCCGCGTCCAGCGTTTCGCCCGTCGTCCAATTATAGAAAGTAATAGTTGCCATGATATCCCTATGGTCTGACGGTCACGCTGCCCACGTTTCCGGCGTCTGCGTTTCCAAGCCCGGTCTTGTAACTAACGCATACACTCGCATCAGTCACGTTTCCTACAAAAGAGCTATTTGCGAACAGGTCATCTGCATATATAGCGGCTAACAGGCCAGGCCCGTTCACCCTGTTCCCTTGTACCAGCGCGTAATTACCAGAGCCAGTCAGGCGTATCCCGTTCGTGGCTAACACGGAGTCTAACCTGTTGCCGCGAATAACGGCCCAGTCGCTTCCGTCCACGGCTATCGCTTGGTACATATTCAAAAACTGACAGTTTTCAACACATGTGTTGTCGCCGCTTATTTGTATGCATGCGCCCCTTGTGCTGGCGTTCACATTGCTATCGTCAAACACAAGGCCGCTGAAAGAACACTCCGAACCGGTGACTGATATCATTGGATTCGTGGCGCCAGCCGTTTCTCGCATGATTATCGACTGCCCAGGGGTTGATGCGACTAAGCTTATGCGGTCGCGGTCTATGACGAGCGGCGTGTCCCCCTTTATGAAGTACATGCCAGGGGCGAGTGTCAGCCGAACGCCATCGGGGTCGGTGCCGCCAGAGCTGTACTCACGTATGACGCTATCCAGAGCGTCTCTCGGGGTGATTACAACATCCCTGTCTCTTATCTGCCGGTCTATAGACTCGAATGCACCCAGGGCTCTATACTGTTCGTACCAGCCAATCTTAGGCAGAAGCGTCATCGGGTGTCACCGCGCTCGATTTCAAATGCCCAGCCGTTCATTCGGAGTCCGGGGTCTAGGTCGCCGCCGTTGCTGAACAAAGAGACTCGCAAAGAGCCGTCTGTAGACCGGCACCCGCCGCCTTTAGCTTTGAAGTACTCCTTCGCGCCAATCTTCATGGAGCCAAGTTGACCAGTCCCCAGAAGCGGAGACGAGGCCCCCGTGAACGTCGAGTCCTCAAGTAGCTCGCGTGGGAACAGATAAAGCTCGCCGTAGTGGTCACTTAGGTCGGTCTGATGCTGCGTTGTAGCGTCGTATACAGACCACAGTATGTCATCAGATATCGACGTGTAGTCCCCTCGGGCCCTCACGGAGAATCTAGTTGACTGTATGCGCGCAGTACCCATGACGTTTTTGTCGATACGGCCTGTGGTCCAGATGAAAGGGATACCAACGTCTACGCCTGGAGCTGGCATATCCATATATTCGCCATATCGAGCAATGCCACCAATAGTTGGCGCAGCAAAGTTTGTTATGTAAAGCGTCTCTCTCCCTCGGTCCACCACAGTGGCCCCATCGTACATGCACGTACCAGGGACATCTTGCGAAAGAAACGAGTAATCCTCTGCCGCCCAGAAGTAAAAGCCGCCATGCTTGTAGTCGTGTACCAGCGTGACCTGGAGCGTGTTCCCGCCCCGATGCACGCTTAGGTCTCTGTTGCTAGTAGGGACCGACCACATCACAAGGCTCCTCTCAGCAAAGTGGACCGAGTTCACGAGACCTAGTGCGCTTCTGCTAGCAGTCCAAGGCCACCCCAACTCCTTTGCTTTGTCAGTAAACCGTGATGGGACAAACGCACTCCGGGTTTCGTTCGACCATAGTTGGTCTATGCCCTGGGATACTTTCTCGACCTTCGAGCCGTTGAACGCATATATGCCGTCTTTGGCCATCCAATAGAGCAGCCCGTTAGCTTCGACGATGGACCAGTGGGACACGCAACCAACACTGCTGTCCACTTTGCGCATTTGGAAGTCTTTGTCGCTTGCGCCTAACAGCACATACGTTGACACGTCGGTGAATACCACCAAGACGTCACGAAAGCTCGCAGCGCCGGTTATCTCCTCGCGATTCTCAGTTCGCAGAGCATGGTGCGCCTGAACGTCCAGAGAAGAGAACTCGTCGCTATAAAGCATCCAATCGCCACTCAGCCGGTAGCTGCCCCGGTCTTGGTCAAGGACTATCTCCGGTATGAGCACCTGCTTCTCTTCTACCGGGCTCGTAAACCGAAACTGCGAACCGCTGCCCCATCCCATGTAGAACACCTTGTCGGCGTGCTCCACGGCAATAGGCCCACGTAAGTGTGACTCTATGTACGAGTAGTTCAGCGAGTTTATACGCAGGCAATCACCGCCATTTTCTGCGGTTTCCATGTTCGCAACTCTTACGCTTCCATCGACAAGCACACAGTAAACGTAAGACGGGGTCACAATGATGGTTGAGTCAAAGGCTAGATTGGGGCCACCAGGGAGCCGCACTGGGACGAAAGAGCACCTGAACCCTGAGAACCACTTCTCCCCTGTAATGGCAGAGAGGTCAGTCACCGTATTGCTGCCAGTTCCGAGGTCGTACACATAAGCGTACAGACTACCGACTGCCTCGCCCACGGTGATAATACGCTTGTACTTGCTTGGGTGGTCCGTGACGTGAATCTGCGCATGGTTTGGGCAAGTCACTACGTGTTCAAACCCATCCCTCTCACGCAACTCGCCATGAGATGTCTCAAGATTTATAAGGCACTCTGCGGTGATAGCCTCGCCATCGACGTCTTGAAATGCGTCTCGCCACTCGATGCCCTTGAGCGGTGGCGGAAAGTGACGAGGTGATGCCTTACCCATCTAGCGTCTCCGATGTGAGCGTACTCGACCGTTTCTCTGCGCCTGCTGGTAGTTGCCGAATGAGACGAGGTCTGACTGAGCTGCTGCCCATAGCTGGCTTATCATCGTTGCGTTCTGGCCTTCCTGCTTTGATAGCAGCAGGTACGCGCCGCAATACGCAACTGCGTGGTGTAGATGCGGGAGCCGACCGTTCAGAACTTCGTCAGAGTTTAATGACAGGTTAGTTGGTGTTGCGCTCACCCAGAGTATTTTGAAGTGCCGCGTATCGTCAGGCACTGGAGCCACGTCCATGAATGGGCCACGCATCGAATAGTAGAGCTGGCTGATTCCACGCGCAGTGTAGTAGTACGAGCCACCGGCATACGCCTCCACAAGAGCATCCTGCGGCAAAGGCAACACCTCTTGGGGCTCATTGTTAGTGCCGATATCGCCGCTGCTGTCGGTCTCCCAGACGCGCTGGATTATCATCGGGACGCCGCCGAGGTATGCCGGGTCGCTGACGTCAAGGGTCTTAGTGCCAGCAGGCCAATCAAAGCTTCTCTCTTGCGAAAACAGACTCGGGTCGCGCTTCACCAGCATGTTGTAAACCATCTGGTTTGCGCGGTTTATCCCGCGATTTACGACAGCGTCGCTGAAGAAGTCTTTTCGCGGGTCGTCAAGCAAGTCCCGTATGGTGGTTCTTACGTCGGATAGAGTCTCAGCCACGAGCAAACACCCTTTGAGAAAGGGGCCGGTGGTACGATATGCCTAAGTCATCCGCAGCTTTTACAGCGGACTTATGCAGGTCAATCGCACGGGCACGTCGCTCACGCCGCAGTGCAGCCTTCGCAAGTGCTCTAGTCCGCTCTCTCCTCATCTTGATTTCTGCCGCCGCCTGAGCCCCGCCTTGGGTTCGGTCGCAGGCTAAGATGTATGTAGGCAGGCGTGGGTCGTGGATGTCCAGCGGGGTGTCAATCTCACCCGGCAGAACATCCTCGAATATCCCACGCCGCCAGTGCGACCAGATGTTAGGCAAATCCTCGACGTGTGTCTGCTCGCGCACACCAAACTCGCGCTTCACGACAGTCGGCTGGACATGGGCAATCGCCCAGGCCTTGGCCTCGCCGTCATAGCCAACGACCAGCTTTGGATTCCCGCAAAGCCGCTGCAAGCGGCGGCTGTGGGGAGTCTTCCAGTTGATGCCAGTGACTTTGCGGAATCCTTCGGGGTCGAGGGCTGGCCGCACATCACCGCGAGTATCGAGGATTATATTACCCATTACTCAGCCACTACTACCTTTGAAGGAAGTGCAACCTTGGACGTTTGCGCGCCAGGAGTCAGCTTTGGAAGGTAGAAAAACTCTAGACCAAGGAAGTGCTTGGTTTGGTCAAAATCACCATCCCCAGGAGTGCCATCCCCGTTGTCGTCGGCTGCAAACGTGCAGGTGACAATCCACTCCACCGCATCGTGCGCATCAAGAGATAGGCTGTAAGCTTCAAGCGTACCCGCCTTTGTGGTCTGGTATACAGTAGACCCGCTGCCCACAGCGTTGTCGGCAGGGATTGCCGTTGTCAAGCTTGCTGTTGGTCCAGCACCAAATGTGTCGCCATCAACATACTGGCGGTAAGTTACAGCAACCGTAAACGTATCATTCGGCTCATCGCTGGCAGAGACCCAGTGGCCACGGACGTAGATGTCTTCACTCAAGTCCATGAACGTAGGGATAGCCATCCAGTGCTTCACCTGGGAGCCAGATGTCTCGATCTCTAGACCAACAAGCCCTGTGGTTCCAACCTCGGAAAGCGGAGCATCGTTCGTCCCTGCGGAGACGATGTCCAGCTCAAGGGTCTCTGCATCGCCGCTAAGTGACGAGTCCGGTATAACACCGACACCACTGAACTCTGTTGCAGGAATAAACAGGCTTTGGTAGGCCAGCTCAATATTGTCGTTACGAATTGCCATTGTATCTACCCTCCCCAGGGAATGTATTCTCGGAGCCAATCAGAGGAGTCGAACCTCTCTCGTAGCCCTGCCGCTAGACTGACTTAAAAGCCCAGGGGCCAAGCGGCCCCCAGACTAGCTTACTTAGTTAGCAAATGCGAAGTTTGCGGTATCGTATTGGAGGTCGTCCAAACGTCCGTGCGCATTACGCTGGAAGCAAGCAAGGTTGCCGATGGTTCCGTAGACAATCTCGAACGAGATTTTGTCTGTCACGCGCTGCATGAGCGAGTCGGTCTCGTCGAAGCCCATAGGAACAGTCTCACACATAGCCAAGCAGTCCATGTTCAGGAAGTACAGGCTACCTGGGGCGAACATGTCATCGGGAACGATAGGCACATCGCGCTCACCGTTGTTCCAAGTGAGGAACGAACGCTCGTAGCCACCCTTGAACTTGCAAGGCTCATAACGAACATCGCTAACGAGAGTGTTAGCAATCTCGTCAACCTGTGCGTCGTGACCCGTGATGTAGTCTGGGCGCTTGCCAGACTGCGTCTTGATGGAGCGAACCATCTTGTTCATCAGGTCGTGCGACCAAGGCCGCGAGGTGCCGCCGTTGTCGTCAACGTATGCAGCCCACTGCGGGTGAGTGGCTGGGTCGATTGTGTAAAGGGCGTCCTGGTCGTCCACGATGTGGGCGATGCCAGTGAACTCGTTGTCGTAGGCGTTTACTTCGCTAGATGAACCACGAACCAAGAAATCGCCTGCGGTTGCAGTAGGGGTTTTGCTAAATGTGATGTTTGTGGTGCTATCAATAGAAACGATAGTGCCAGCATCAGCAGTACCACCAGCAAGGTCGCCCGCACTTCCAATTACAACAGGCATTCCTGGACGTAGTTGCACGTTGCCAGAGTTGTCCTCAAGGACAACATCGGAAGTATTGTTAGACACAAACTTAGCGAGAATCCCTGTGACGCTACCAGATGCCTTGTTTCCAACCAACGCACGAGCAACCTCGTACTTCAGGTCTTCTTGCAAGTCATCCATCTTGTCAGCCAAGGCATCAGCAAATGCGCCACGGTTAGACTTTGAAATAGCCATAAGCCGCTTGCTCAGGCGTGTTCGGCCCCAAACGTCTTTCGGGTCAATCTGACCCTGATCGCGTGTAGCGAGCCCTGCCTCTGGTAGGTTTCCGTCCTCGCTAATAGCGTGAGCGCCATATGCACGGCCAAGCTTAGTGGAGAACTTGAGGTACTTACCCTCAAGTTTCACTTTGCGAGTCCCGCTCTGGAGCGCGTCATAGAGCACAACATCTCGGTTGAGCTGGTCCTTGATTCCGTCCTCGTAGGTCTCCTTGAGGGCGTCTGTAAACGTACTTAGCGACTCTGTCTGGTTAGCCATTTCTTACTTCTCCATGCCCCGCAGGGCGTCAGCATTAGTCAATTCCGACTCGCGCCAAAAACGCTTCACGGGCATCAGCAATCGACGTAATACGCTGCTTCTCACCAACGCCACCCATACCGCTTTGGGGCAGTACTGGTGGGCTATTGGTTCCCGGCGCTGGTGCCGCAGGAGCAAACCGCCCCTTCCAGGTCGAAGTCTCGCGCTCGTGTGATTGACGAGCAACGTCTCGCACTTGAGACAGTGTGAGGTTCGGGTTCTGGAAGAAGGCCAGCGCAATCTCGTGCTTGTTTGCATTCGGGTAATCCGAAATAGCCGAGTCAGCCAGCGACCGGAAGTGGTCACGAAGCCGCGCTGTCTCTACCTCTGCAACCTGCTGCTGCTTCCATTGCGAAAGCTCCGAAAGCTGCTTCTCCAGCTCTTGCGTCTTGCGCTCAAGCGGGTCTACATATTCGGGCTCTGGCTCTGGCTGCAACGCCTTTCGCAACGCTTCTACAGGGTCCACAGTCTGTTGTGACTGTGAGTTTTGATACTCAATATACTGCTGTAACTGAGATATCTGGTCCTGATAGTCGTTTACCTTCGCCTGATAATCGTTCTTCTGCGCGATTACCTGTTGAAATCTGTCATACGGCACCGGCCCCGGACCTGACGAGGTATCGCCCTCGCTGGCATATCCAGCCCCATCCGATGTCGCGGCAACCTCCACTGCTGGAGTGCTTGCCAAATCCTCACCACCTACGGCCTGCGATTCCGTACCGGAGTCAATGCTCGTGACGCCTTCTGCTGACATGGTTCTCTCCCTGCGCATTGACGGAGCGCCACCCGATTGTTTGGGATAACCACACACAAGCCCATTGGCCTGCGTGCATAAACTACAAGCAGCAAATTTTCACTGTCAAAAATTTGGAAACTTATTTGCCGCTAGCGGACTGTATTACATTCCCTCAGACGGTGCCATGTCAAACTCGCCCACGCCTGGACCCATGACACCACCGTCCTCCTCTGGAATAGCAATCTGCGTTCCCGTGTTTCCTCGGGATAGCGCGGCAATCTGCTCCATAAGCTCAGGAGGCATCTCTTGTGCAGCCTCTGGAGGCATGCCGAACGCATCCATCGGCTCAGGCTGCGCCATCTGCGGTTGCCCCGGCTGCTGTTGCTGTGGCGGTGGCTCTTGCATAAACGGTGGCCAAGCCTCTACTTGAATCGCTTCCTCGTCAACGTGGGTCCACCAAGGAACGCCCTGCTGAGACTGCGAAGCATAGTAGTAGCACCAGGCCAAGTTGCGCATAAACAAGTTCTGAATCTCTGGGGACAGGCGACGATATTCAGCCGACTGCATGTAGTCAGTCCGCTCGTCAATCTGTATCTCCATTGAGTCGATAGCTGGGTTCGGGTGTATGAACGTGCCCATCTTCAGCATCTCATTCACCTCACGGGCATATCGGCGCTCTCGACTGTTGTCGCCGTCGATGATGTCCGTATCGCCAAACTCAAGCATCTTTCTGAACTTGACTTGGTTCATTGGGTCTTGCGGATTGCCGAATACACCCCGTTCCCACATCATCAGCAGGCGCTCCTGCCGGAACGACAGCAGCTTAGGTAGCATGGAGCCGCCCTGCATCTTGACATCAGTGGACGAGATATCGCTTGAGAAAAATCGTATCAGCTCGCTAACCGAGTTCTTGCCCATGACCGGGACGGTGTATGGGATTGGCATCATGTCACGCCACATAGTGAGCAGCATCGAGCCAACACCACAGATAGCCTTCTCGACCTCTTTGACGAGCGGCCCAAGCAGAGTCGCTTCAAGGTCCGTCGCCATGCCGATTGCACGACCAGACATGTTCGACGGTATGCGGCCACGGGTCAAAGACGACAAGCCAGACAGCTCGAAGATGGTCTCCACTGCGCCATTCTTGATCACTAGGTGCTCTTGAGGCAGAGGAGGGTTCACCATCGGACGAGGAGCCGGGAAGCCTGGGTTGTACTCCACAATCTCACCAGGCTCGTTACTGATGTAGTTACCGTTCTTCAGCGAGCCCTCGGCCACAATCCACTTGGCCTGCGCCATAAGGTTAGCGTGCTCTCGGATGTCCTTGTCACGCTTGTTCACCTCATGCTGTGGGTCAAGAAGCGATGCTGCACGCCCATGCCCAATCATTCGGCCAGGAATCTTCCCATCGCGGATCGGGTAAAACGGCAGCTTGCCAAACGGAAGGTTCTCTTGGTGGTACATGACCAACCCACCGGCAATGACCGTAAACATCCCGTTCGGGTGTCGCGGAGAAGGGCGCTCGTAGTACTCGATAACCTCGACATGCTCGGAGAGGCTCTGCGCTGAGTTGTGCTGGTCTCCGCGAAGCTTGTCCATAAGCTGCACTTGGTAGTGGTCGAAGTTCAACCGTCGGTTTGCTTTGATGTACTTCGCCTTCTCGTAGGTCTGGCGAAGGACGTCAATATGTACGGTGTTACGGCTATACGCCCATCGGCACTTAGACCAGCGACGAGCGCCTGGGTCAAACCCAAACTCCATCAGCGACAAGACGTCCCAGTCTGGAGTCCCTGTCATCCGAGGTCCGACATCTCCAACAGCCGTCTCAACCTGCGCGGCGACTTCCATCTCCGTGAGGTTTGGTTGGTACTGCTCGCCACCACTTGGGTTCCAGTAGACTTTGATGGCAGACAAGCCTGTCAGCGTGGCCAGCTTCACTGCCTCCTCAATCCCATCCCCAAAGTCTAGCTCCATCCACAGATGGTCAAGAAGCTTCTCGCTAGCACGCGCTGCCTCTTGGTCGTCTTCATCGGAAGTCGCAGGGACGACGGTAACCGCAGGGCGATTCTCTGTGACCTTGGCCGTGACGTCATCAATCACCCGCTTGAGGTAGTTGGTGACCGGGGCCTCCTCCCACTCTTCAAACTTTATTGCGTCGTGTACCTGAGATACACGGTCGTACTTCAGCCACTGCTGGCCGAGGTAAAACGATATCGTGTAGTACGCAGACCTTACGTGCGGCTTCTTGAACCGCTCGCACAGTTCAAACTGTTTGGTGACATAATTGACGAGTTCAACCTCACCCTGCGTGGGTGACCAGCTCTCGCCATTCTCGCTGTCAAAGCGAGTGTACTGATCGACAATCCCAGAGGATGGCATAGGTTACCTCTTATGCAGAACGCGCTGTATCTGATGGGGCAAACATCTGCATCGCAGCTTTTTGTGCTGGATTCAGGCGGTATCGTTTCTTAAGTTCCATCTGGATCTTTTGTTGAATCGCTGGATCTTGAGACATCAGCCCCTGGGCCATGTTCTCGAGCTCTTTCGCTTGCATCTGACGCTCAAAAAGCATGTTTTCAAGCGCTCCAGCGGATTCCTCTTGGCCCTGGCTGGGGCTTGGCGACATGCCTTGTGCTTTTCCATATCTACTAAAACTACCGTAGTCCATTACCAATCTCCTATGCCTGCATGAATGGGTTTTGCTTTGGTCCAGCATCAACAAGCTGTCGAGCTACTGATCCGAATGGGTCTGTGGCTATCGGGGTAACAGCAGTCGGACCAGGATCAAAAGGCATAGATGGCCCGCGCTGTGGAGTAACGGCCTGCTTGACTAAAGCGTCGTTCTGCTGCTTTTGGAGCAGCGCAGCCTCAACTGCTCGCTGTCTAGCCGCCTCTTTTCTTGCAATCTCAGCCTGCTTCTCTTGTGCGCTCGTGCTCATGGCTGAGCCAGCGATGGAGGCAATAGCAGGAAGGATGCTACCAACAAGTGCGGTGATCCAACCGCCCACCATCGGTGCGTTTTCAAGCCAATAAACCATTACTTATCTCCTTTTACTGCATACTTGGCGGCTGCACCAAACGGGTCTTCTGATATTTCCTCGAGCATCCCAGAGACATCATCGAAGAGAGAGAGAGGCTTCTTCTGCTTCCGCTTCAGCATCTCTACGATTTTGCGAGCATCTTCTTGGCCAGACCCGCCTTCTCTCTCAACCCTAATGTCAACCGTAGCCTCGACTGGAAGCTCTGTAGCCATGTGTAGGCCAAGCGGCTTTTTTGGCTTATCGCTATAATCCATCTTTCCCCTCGTCGCGTTTCTTCATAGCCAGAGCCAACTGACGCTTCTGGTGAATAGGCACCTGCGACCACTCCAGTGCGTTGCTTTTCTCTGGAGAGTCTGGGAAGTCAGGCAATTCAGAGAACCTGACCAGCGCACGCTCAATCCAATCCCTTGCAGACCAACCAGCCCAGCATCCAACGACTGTCATAGCTCCTGCCACCAAAAGTGTCATCGGCTTCCTCCACGGTAAAAACGCTTCTGATGACGCATACCACGCCTGCCGCGACCACCGCGACTTGCACTGTTGTCCGTCTTTTCTGTTCTCGTCAAATTATCGGCCACTTCTAACACGGGGCGCATTCGGTTGTCCGCTTCAAATATCAGTGCGGTGCAATCAATCAGATCGTCATGCTCACCTGGCATGTGGTCATATCTGCCAGCCTGAGTACGCACATACGTCGTACACTCATGGCAGAAGCGCCGCGAGTGCTCAGTATAGGCCTTTTCTCGAATACGGCGGCGCAGCTCGTCGATTATTCGCGCCTTATTGTGAGCGCCGATAACCGTGCCATATATCTGAGACGGGTCTTTCCCCGGTCGAATCGCCTTCCCCGGACGTCTTAGCTGCATCTGCCGGTAGCCCATCTGGTTCACGATGTGGCTGATTGTTGAATACCCGTGATTGTTTGCCTCCGGGGAGATGAAGCCGTTATTATAGTACTTTGCGGCCAGCACAGCCTGCTCCCCCAAAAACTCTGGGGAGTACTTAGAATACAGTTCTGCCACGATTTCTTTAGCGTGCCGGTCGTATACACGCGCCGCAGACCAGTCTCCCTCTTTCGAGCCCATGGCTGAGTCCGTACCAATGATGTACTCGTGACCTGGAACGGGCTCTTTGTATAGCTGCCACTCTAGGCCAGTGCCGCCAGGCTTTATCTCACCTTCACCGTCGATGAACTCTCGGAACTGCTTGAAGCCATCTGGCAAAGGCTTCGCCGCCCACTCCGCAATAACCCGCTGGTCGATGGCTCTTGAGCCGGATGCGATAAAAGACATCTGCCAAGACAGTGGAAACTCTTGGTCAAACTCGTCAAGGTCGCCAAACTCCTGGCGCTTATTCATGCCCCATCGCATCTCAGATGGCGTTAGGCCGTACTCAAAGCACCTATCAAACCACGCCCAGCCATCGCTTCGGTGCCAATAGCGCAGCTCATCCTTTGCTATGAGGCGTGCTTTGTTATGAAGCTCGTTCTCTTTCTTGTTCCCGCTGGACGTTCGCAGGATGTCTCCCTGCTCCCACAGCGCGACCATCTCGTCATGGAGCCTAGCAACGTCCTCGGAGACGTCAGCCGTGTACTTCGGAATGCCCTGCCAGCTAAAGAAAAACGGTCTCCATATAGCGTGCTCTTGGCTCTCGGTCCAATCGCGCCACGCCGACTTGAATCGGTTGTAGTGGCTCCCGCTCGCCCCCTTAGCTGTGGACTCAATTAGCACAAAAGTGAATGATTCCGATAACATAGCAGCCAGTGTTGAGGTGAGCTGCGCCTCCGCTGTGGTGCTACGTCTAAGATGGTCCCATGCTGCAAGCTCTGAAATGTGGATAAATGACGGGTCGCCACCACGGTTTGCCTCTGTTGAGCCCTGTGTGATGCTGCGAAACTTGGAGCCCCAGGTCACTCCCTCGACATCAGATGACCACTCAAGCGTGTTCCCACGGCTCTTTGGCAGTGAATGGGGAAACATTCGCGCAAACTGCGGGTCTAGGTTATTCTTAAAGTTACGCGCAATCCCCGCAATCTCCCTAGTTGCTTGGTCTAGCTGGGCGATAACCAGCGCAAACAGGTTCGGATTGAACGTGCAGAGCCAATAACCAAGCGCTTCGATAGCTGTGGACATGCCGAGACGACGGCATTTGTTGATAATTACGCGGACTGGCTTCTTATGCTCGATGCAATGTAGCACCCAGTCGATGACTGCACGCTGCTCACGGTTCGGCTCGAACGGCAGCATCTGGATTCCAACGTCCGTTTTGACTCGGATGCGCAGACATCTCTTGAAAAACAGGTAGGGATCACGACTGAGAGCGAGCCATATGTCTCCGCGACGGCTCATATATCAGACGGCGGCGACGGGCTCGGCTTTGCTTTTCTTCGTTTTCTTCTTTTTTGCGGCCTTTTCACGCTCTATCTCAGCAACATCCACCGCGTCGATTGTGGCCGCGACAGCGTTTCTGATGCCTGACATGCGAGCAGTCGTCCGTGATGGCGGTATTGCGCGGCAGAAAGTGCGAATAGGGTTGCAGTGAAGAGCAATCAGCATCATCGCAGAGGGCGTTGTGCCGATGGATTTCGCAATTCT